ATGCGTCAATATCTCGACCTTCTGGATAAGGTCCTGCGCGAAGGCGTGCGCAAGGACGATCGCACCGGCGTCGGAACGCTGTCGCTGTTCGGCCATCAGATGCGTTTCGACCTGTCGCAAGGCTTCCCGCTGGTCACGACCAAGCGCGTGCATCTGAAATCGGTCATTCACGAACTGCTTTGGTTTTTGCAGGGCGACACCAACGTCAAATATCTGCGCGACAATGGCGTCACCATCTGGGACGAATGGGCGAATGAAGACGGCGACCTTGGTCCGATCTACGGCATGCAATGGCGGCGCTGGCCCGACGGCGACAGGGATATCGACCAGCTCGCCCATGTCGTCGAGGAGATCAAGCGCAATCCCTTCTCGCGCCGGCTGATCGTCTCCGCGTGGAATCCAGCCCAGGTCGACGAGATGGCGCTGCCGCCCTGCCACTGCCTGTTCCAGTTTCATGTCGCTGAGGTCGGCGGCGAAAAGCGGCTTTCCTGCCAGCTCTACCAGCGTTCGGCCGACGTCTTCCTCGGCGTGCCTTTCAACATCGCGAGCTATGCGCTGCTGACGCATATGGTCGCGCAGGTCACGGACTGTGTTCCGGGCGATTTTGTGCACAGCTTCGGCGACGTGCATCTCTATTTGAATCATGTCGAGCAGGCGCGGCTTCAGCTCTCACGCGAGCCAAAACCCCTGCCCCGCCTGAAACTCAATCCGTCGGTGCGCTCACTCTTCGACTTCAGATACGAAGACGTGAACGTCGAGAATTATGACTCCTGGCCGGCGATCGCCGCGCCGATCGCGGTGTAGGCGACGATGGAGCCCAAAATCGTCGCTGTCGTGGCGCGCGGTCGCAATGGCGTGATTGGCGTCGCCAACGGCCTCCCCTGGCGCCTTTCAAGCGATCTCAAGCGCTACAAGGCGCGCACCTGGGGCAAGCCGATGATCATGGGACGGCGCACCTTCGAATCGATTGGACGGCCGCTGCCGGGGCGCGAAAGCGTCGTGCTGACGCGCGATCCTCATTTCAGGGCCGAAGGCGCGCATGTCGCGGCGAGTCCCCAGGAGGCTCTGGCGACGGCGCGACGGCTGGCCGGTTTGCTCGGCGCCGACGAGATCATCATCGCGGGCGGCGAGGAAATCTATCGCGTCTTTCTCGACCTCACCGACGTCATCGAACTGACCGAGGTCGGGCTCGAAATCGCGGGCGACGCGCATTTTCCCCCGCTCGACCCCAAGGACTGGCGCGAGATCGCGCGCGAAGCGCCGCCGCGCGGCGCCAAGGACGAAGCGGACTTCGCTTTTGTCACGCTTGAGCGGGTCCGTCCCTAAAGCGCCCGAAACCAGTTGCGGCGCAATCCTGCTGTGGCTATAAACCGGCCCGAAGCGGCTTCGGCCATTTCTGTCGGAGTGTAGCGCAGCCTGGTAGCGCACCTCGTTCGGGACGAGGGGGTCGGAGGTTCGAATCCTCTCACTCCGACCAATGTTCCCAATGGCTTAGCAAGTTTGGTGTCTTCGGCGGCCACTGAAATGGCCACTGAAGCGAATGCCGGCTTGACCGCGCATGACGCATGTTCTTTTTTTGTTCCCATGTCGAGCGGACGCCGCATCCCCCAAAACACCGCCGAATATGCCCGCTGGCTCGCGGGAGAGATTTCGCGCCGATATCGGCCAACCTGGTTTGAACCGACACGGCGATGTTCCTCGCGATGGCGTTGGAGGGCTACGCAAGTTCGCTTGATCATCAGGCAACGCGGGCCCTAAACTTCACCGTGACGTCGATCGACGACGTTGGAGCGTCACGTGTGGTCGCTGCCGCGGATAATGTTGAGGTCGCATGGGCCGCGTACAGCGCCGCAATTCCCAAACAAACGCGCGGACGCCTGGTCCTTCATCAAAAGGCGCGCATAATTGCGCAGTATCCCGCGGTGCCTGCCTAGATTAATCTCCTGAAATTTGCACTCAAAGAGCGGCGGAATATATCGTTTAGCGTGCGATTCGCTGAGGGAAGCGGATGGCCAAGCGAGCAAATTAGCACGAGGGAAAATGCCAATACCGCAGCGCCCCAACATTCTTCCTGATCACGTTTATATCAAATTAGAAGCTCACTCTGCTCCAGAAGTCTTAACGACCGCTTTCCTAAACCAGTGCGAATCGCTGACACGCCTTGAGGACGTTGCTTCGGCTTTCGCTGATTTTAGTGCACGCAATCGCTTCTCAGGCCCGGTGATTGAGCTAACTGATGATGAGACATTGGGAAACGTTCGCTCCTTCAGGCGAACGGCAGAGCAGCTCCAAGCGCTAACGGGTCAGGACATTGAGGCCATCGAAGAGCGCCTAGACCACTTGTCTGGCAATGGAACAGCTCGGCAGCGAGAGGAGGCGCGCATCTGGTTCGAGAGTGAGGTAGTGTCCGAGCGACACAATCCTGACTGTCGATTGGGTCGCCCTCCGTCTTGGTTGTTCCGTCGGGATGAGGGTGGAACTGATCTTTTTGCATCGCCGGAGTGTTTGCCATGGAGACTTGGCCTCCCGTGGTTAACGATTTCCAAGATTCCCTGCATAGGCATCAGTTTTGGCGCTGCGGAGGCCGGAATAGTAGCTTACCGACCAACTGCTTTCGATTGCGATTTTGACTGGTTGGCGGACCTTTGGGAACCGCTGGGCGAGACAAAGCCATTGGAGTCACGACCAGACCCATGCAAAAATCAGGGAGGCTTGCGAGAGGTCGTGGTAGCTCCCCCTACCTTTGGAGACCTCCGGCTGCCAATAGTTATGTTTGAACCCGCCGAGTGAGTGCTATGAGTTATACCGAATTTAGAAACCGGCTTGTTGATGTCATAGCGGATCAGGGAACGAGTACCCTCGATCGATACGATTTTACGACTCTTGATTTACTGATAGGCGAGCTACGCCGACAAGGAGAGCCCGTTCTAGGCACTCTTGAAGAAGCCCTGCTGTCCATCGTGCCAGGGCTTGCACTAAGCGATCCGAATCCCTGGAGAGCGATCAGGGCTATCGCGAAGCAAACGGACCTACATTCGCCGCCGTTATCTGAGGCACTTGAAAAGCTGCTTGATGATACAACAATTGCATCAGATCCGATGGCCCGTTACTGGATTCTACGAACCATTGTGGATCTAGGAGGACTGTTAACGATCAAGAGCTTGAGTAAGGAAGAAGGCCTGAAAACACAAGCTCCAGGGTTGTGGTTAGATCTTGCAAGAGTCGCGCTCGTCGGCGCTCCCCGCGAACTCACGAGCTTATACATAGACGCCATTCAATACCACGGGCTTGCATGGAGTGAAGTAAGAAAGAGAATTCCGGATCTTATGAAAGCTCTCGGAAACGAGCACTTTGTGCTCGGGATGAAGAAAATTCTAGGCGCTATTCAGGCCGATGACGAAAGAAAATCTCTAGCGATCGCGATTGAAGCCTACTCGGGAGTGAATATTCGAAACGCGATGCACGAAGATAGCCCAAGAGCGCCGGAAGAGAGTTCCGAGGCGCGAAAAGTTGCGACTTTTAGGTTGGGCGGGCCCGTCCAACGTGCAATCTTAAAGCAAGCACAATTCCGACAGCAGAGGAATTGTTGTCCTGCTCAGATAGTGGCGTGATAATTGTGATCAAACGCCCTCTATCTCCCAGCGATTTCCTCCTAGCAGTTCCCTTCGAGAAAGCGAGTCAAGTCCTTTGGTCATGTTGGTTCGCGGCGGCGAAAGAATTCCTCGAAACACCTCCGGATTCCTGGCAGAGTCATGATTTTATCGCCAAAGTAAATGATCATTTCGCACCGCTCTCACGGTTGCCCACCAGAATTGATCCGCACATCACGGCAGGTGTGTTTTCATCTGCTAGGCATATGGGACACGCCCAGCTAGCTGACCAGGAAAGGATCACCCGGCCGTACCTCGTCATGCGTGAGCAATTCGAGAGTGCCGCAGCGGTCCCGCGACGAACACGAAGTGACGAACTGGGAGGAGCTGGAAACCGCCCTCGTCGTTACCTGCCATCTCCTTTGTATTTCCTTCGCCAGATGCTGACGTCTCCAGACTACCCGTCAAGCGAAGCCTACGCGCACGCCCTGATCAGGGCTCATATTTTCGCCGATGCAATGCAGCTCGCAGCAGCCTCAAAACCGACTACTGGTGGAACCGACCTCTTCGAAATCCTTCGGCACCATCTGCAACTAGAAAAAATCGGGAATTCCCTTGCTAAAGCTGCTGCTTACCGCCGGAAAGTAGACACATTCCCAATCACGGACCCCACGGATTTTATCGTCGGCCACCTGCTTGCGTCCAAGGGCTTGGCCGTGATCACCACGGCTCCGAGTTCGGCAGAATACAAATCGCAGCGCGCTCACGAGAAACCCGTTATGGGGGTCGATGCATTTATCTCTGCAGCAACTTTGTTGCCGGGCAATAGTTCTTACGAGTTTCGGTTTGTTCCCGAATTGACCAGGATGCCCGCCCCCTCCGAAATCATAAACCAACTTGATGGGGTACCCCTTGCTCTGCCGGGGGCAGCGGCGATTTTCGATGGCGGCTTGAGAACATCGACGAGGCGCGGGACAGTAGTGCGCGTGTCAGGCTCGTCAGGCTGCGGAAAGACGTCTTTCGCGCTGGCCCTTGCAGCGTCCTGTGCCCCCTTAGGGATGTCAACATGTTACTTGTCCTGCGAAGAGGACAAAGAGGACCTTGAGAGGCGCCTTACCACGCTTATTCCGCCATTCGTGGCAAAAACCGTTTCGTTTAACAAGAAAATCCGGGACTGGTTCGAGGCACACCATATCGATGCGGGGGCTCCCGACGAAAATATGGCGGTGGTAGAGCAGTTCATAGCTTCGGTGAGAAGGGAATACACATCTAAAGATATCGATCCGGCAACTGATCGGCCACCTGGGGTCGTGCCACTGTTAGTGGTGTTTGACGGCGTGCACGAGCTACTAAAACGACCGAGTCTTCCTGGCGAAGATCAAGTTAACAGAATGCGGGCATTTGTTGAGAGTTTTAGAGAACTTGGCGCGATAGTAGTCATCATGTCGGCCGATCTTAATGAACCGGCTCTTCGTGAGTTGAACTACGTGGTCGACGTCGTCGTCACCCTTGAACACGATTATGATCATAATTCAAGCGATGAACCCAGAAGGAAATTTGTATTACAAAAGACTCGTCTGCAGAGAAGCTTTGCCGGCGCACATCATTTTCATATCTCTCGCGATGAGGGTGTAAAAATATATCCACAAATAGCAACCCAGCTTGAACCCTATGCCGCGTACTCGTGGAAAAGCGTCAACAAGAATGTTTGGTATGATTTTTTACAAACTGCGGTTCCCGTGGCAACTGCTGTAACCATACCATTGGTCCGCATATTTAACCACTCACAAGTGCTGTTGGGAGGAAACGGGAGCTCAGGCAAAGCCGCGTTCGCGCTGCGTCTTCTATCTTCAGGCCTTCTTACAAGTGGCCAAGGAGGCAGACCGCGGCCTTTAGATGAAAACCCAGATCAAAAAGCAAAAATTAGTAGACGAATTCTTGTAGTGTCGTTTCTATACACCGATGAATACTACCAAAGTATAGCTGAATCGATTAAAAAATCCAAGTTTCATGACGCTCTATATGAAAGGACCGCCGATCCAAGGGTTGATGTAGTCTCATTCTACCCGGGATTTTTAGCTCCCGAGGTATTTCTTAGTAAGGTAATGACTAAGATTGTATCAGCTGAATTACAGGGAGCGAAATTTGAGGGCATCCTTATCGACGGGCTGCACAACGTCTTTCTTCAATTTCCTAGGTTAGAAGAGGCAAAGATGCTCTGGCCAACATTGTTCGAAATGCTGCGCGTTGTTGGAGTTACGGTAGTTGCGACCCATACGCACTTTACAGTTCACGGAATGGAAGAGGATCCATCTCTGCAGCTAGACGTCAGGATCGCGAATAATAGAATTGCGCCTTTGCTACAAGCGCTTGTTAACTCAGCTGATTTTTATCTCGATGTTTCGGCTAAGCAAACTAAGGACGAGGCTCCGAATTACGAAATTCGAGTCATATCGGCTTTCGGCCAGTCCGTAAGTCGGTCAGAGCACTTCTGGAATAGAGAAAAAATGTATGTTGAACAAAGGAGGACCAGATTACTTTGAAAAGACAAGTAGGTTTTCCGCCAGGGATGGATTGCCCCCCTGCTGGGGCGAGGTACGCATAGAACGGCAGCTCTCGACGTACTGCAAATCAAGCGGCAAATTGCGGGACAGTTCGTAAATTATTTTTCCAGTCTCAATGATAACTCCTGAATACTGGCTGTTGCCAACAATCATGTACACTCTACCACGCTTCCTGAGGTGGCGCGCGACTTCACGAAGGAGACTGTCCATCTGCGCAAAATAGGAGCCAACCATCGCAGGAATATCCCGATGCCAGAGAATGTCACGCTTTTCCTGCAATGACATGAGAGCCTCCGCCAGCAATCGTGAACCATTGGGAGCAGGTTCATAAGTCCTCTTCAACTGCACATGAGACGGAAAGGTTGAGCGCCTTAAGCGATCACTTTGATGCTTCGAACGCAGATACCCGAGCGTCCATAGCTCAACATTGTACACATCAGTATAGTCGAATGAGTTTGGGTAGGGTGGGGAAAAAACGCAAAGATCTATATAGGGTAACGTAGTCATTGATGTCACACAAGAGCCTCTGAACAATTTGAATCTACCGTGTTTTAAGTCACCTAAGTGATCTACATCTGAAATCGCAGTCAAAACTGCAGCTTGATAAATCTCTCCTACCTCGCTGGCATCTAATTGTCGTTCCCGCCAGTTCCGTCTGTACCTGCGTCCCTTACCACTAATAGTGACATTACTAACGTCAACGCAAACAGAACCAAGTATTGCCCGAAAAAATGCCCTAAGGCCTGGCCTCAAATTATTGATAGATAGGTTTAAACTGACAAGCTCTTTCGCGACATCCATCGGGAAAACATAACTGTCAACTTCAGAATTCGGAAGAAAAGTTTTTGGAGCATATTTAAAATATGCTCTTACTTCCGCTGCCGATAATTTTGTTTTTTCATCAAGGACCTTATCAAGCGAACTCTTTAAGACGGAATTCTTATACGAAGATAGCTTCGCCTTTATTAAATCACAGAGATAGGGATTTATTTCATAGAGAAAGGGATCAATGCCCAGAAACTGGCAAGCCAGACCAGTGGTCCCAGATCCGGCGAAAGGATCCAAGCAATACTCCACTTTTCCAGGTGTTTCGCGAACCGCCCGCTCAATGACCTCTGGAGCGAAAGCCTCCTTGAAGCGCTTCCATGATTGGAATGAAAGCTCCGGCGTACCGGCGTTGGTTCCTAACGTTTTTACGGTCCGGTTGCCGGTCCAGGCTTGGAAAGGCGTCATCGAAATTTTCGTATCCGCTGTGATCCCGAAGACTCACACTGAATGAGCCAATGGATCATAACCGCTGCTTCGGGAAAGACGAAGCCCGAGCGGCGCGAGTCCTGAGCGCGTCACGTTAGCAACAAAAAAACTCGTCGGCGGCGAGTCGACGGGGTTATGAGCCGCTCTATTCAGAGCAGCGCAGAAAGATCGCGGGCGCCAATCGAGCTAAACCGAAAAACGATCACCTTGATGACGAGCAGAACGACTCCCAGCGAAGCAACCAGCAAGGGATCCATCGCATCACAAATGGCATTCAGGATTTCGGCCTAACCGAGCGATGAGGTCATTGAAGCGCGTGTCCAAGCCATCGAGACGCGCATCCTGGCGCGCCAGTGTAGTAAGAATGTCAGTCTGTTTCTTGGCTTCGCCCTCCAGATCGGCGAGACGCGCGTCAAGCGATTTGAGCTGGAAGCGAAGCGCGCCAAGCGTCATCAACCCGCCAGCCGCGATGACGATCGTGTTTAGGATCGCGCCGAGCGAGATCGTATAATCAATATCGATCATCTCTCTTCTCGCTGGGAATCGTCAGGGCGGAACAGCGCGGCGAGCGGGTTGCGAAATGCGGAAGCCGCCGGCGCGGCGCGCGTCGGCTCTTCCGCCTCTTTCGGCGGTTCAGGCAGCGCCTCGCCGGCGAGCCCCGCATCGCGATTCCTGCGCCAGGCGGCAAGCGCCATGTGACGGCCGGCGCAGGCGACCAGGGAAGCGCGATCGCGCCCCCAGCGTCTTTCCACCTCGCCGGCGGTTATTGCCTTGCCAGGGAGCCGCGCTGGCCGCGCACAGGCCTTTTCCAGCAGACCCGGAGGCTGCGCCGCCGGAGTCGCCAGTTCCTTTGGCTGCGGGCTACCTGATCCTGTTGAGGCGCATGACGCTAGAAGCAGGAAGACAGGCACTGCGATCGTTTTCGCGCGACGCATGGTCGGACTCCTTTAGGATTTTCTCTCGATCGGCTTCGAGCGCGGCTTGCGCGCGCGCTTCGGCGCCAGCGGCGTTGCGCGCTTTGGCGATCGCTGCCTCTCGCCTGGCGTGTTCGGCGAGTTCGACCGCGAGGCGCGCGGCCTCGGCTTGGTTCCATGCTTCGCGATCGATCGCCGCGCGATAGGAGTAGCCCCCATCGAAACAAGCGAAGCCGATCGCGAGGGCGAAGAGCGCTTTCGAGAGCGCCGCGCCAGCGATGGGCACATTCCGCGCGGCGACCGCGCCAGTGAGCGCCAGGGCGGCGAGCGCGCTGTAACGATGATCGCCGATGAACTGGAAGAGCTCGACGAAGGGCGCCGCGATTTTAAGAAGCACTAGGTTCTTGATCATCGCGCCAAGATCTCCACGAGCTTCCAGAGCAGAAACAGGCAAAGGGCCACGCCGGCCCAGAAGCGCAGCAACGGCCGCGGATAAACGCCTCCGCACATCGGAAACCTCCTTGTTTTGGATTTCGGGATCGCTCAGGCGCTAAGCCTGTTCGGCTGCGGTCTCTGGTTCGAACTGGTCTGCGTAGGCGCCGCCGCCCGCCTCTTCGTCGCCCCAGGCATAGTCGCCGGGCCCGAGATCGAGGGCTTCGTTCGTGCCGTCGACCTTCGCGTGAACGACGCGACGGGCGCCTCGGATGGTCCACCAGAGGAAGAACACGACGAGCGCCGAAAGGACGATGATCGCGATGGTTTTCCAGTCGTGGGAGAGCCAGCCCAGGAAGCTATGCGCGGAGGTGACGGAATCGGCGGCCGTCGCGACGGTCTCCGAGACTGAGCTGGCCACGTCCCTGACCTGAGAGGCGACGCCGAGCGCGCCGACGGCGGAGATGCCGCCGCCGACGACGCCGGTCTGGACTTCGTCGGCGCCGCTCATGGTTCGCGATCCCGCATTGCGGAGATCCTTAGCCGTCAGTCTTACGACCTGGCCTTCGCCGGCGTCGCGCTTCTCCTGCGCGATTAGCGCATAGGTCGCCCTGATGAACTGCTGCTGCTCGCTTTCGCGGCGGCCGATGATCTCCGGCGGCTTGTTGTAGAGCATGATCGCGTTGGCGGCGCCGCGATAGTCGCCCTTGTTGAGGCGCTTTACGATCGTTGATTTTGGCAAAAGCGCCGTCTCGACGTTGAAGCAGATCGAGACGAGCGAATCGAACTGACCCTGCGTCAGAGGAACGCGCACATTGCGATTGACGATATTCTCGTATTTGACGAGATCGCGCGAAAGATGCTCGTCGACCTCCTGGCGCGTAATCACCATGCCAGGCTTCGGGATCGGGGCCCCCGCATTCGCCGTGTGGCCGACGCCGATCGTCCAGACGCCTTTCGAGTCGCGATAGGCGCGCGTTCTTACGCCCTCGCGTTGCATCAGCCTGGCGCGGCCGTCCGCGCTCATTCTAAGAGCGGTCATTCAGTTTTCCTTTTCGGAAGATGCGGCGCTTGTCAGGAAGCAGCAGGAGAGCGCTTGCCGGCGGCGCGAAGAGATGCTCGCGCATTCAGTATCGCCAGCAGAGAAACGCCGCCGCGATCAGCATCGCGGCGACGGTCGAAATGGCGACGCGGAACATGCGCGTCTCCGGCTCATCGAGCGACGGATCAGGACTGCTGCTGGTCGGCCGACGCCGTCTGCACGGCGGCGCGATAGGCGTCGAGCCATTGGCGGCCCTCGTCGACGAACTGTCCGAGGCTTGCGTCGACCATCTGCGTCTGAAAGTTTTCGAGATCATGCTTGAGCGCCGCGATCTCGCGATCCTTCGCGCTATTCGCTTCGTGCATCGTGAGCAGCATCTGCCGCATGTCGACGATGAGATCGCGCGCAGCCTGTTCGTCTCTGGTCATGGCGTTCGTCCTGTTGGGGAAAGTGCCGGGAGACCGCCCGGCGGCGGATTGCTGGCGTCGCGAACGACGCTCGAGGCAGCGCGATAACTCAGAACAGCGACTTGTCGCCGAGATACATCGAGGAGACGGCGCTCGCCGCGAGATAGACGGTCGATTGCCCGGCGGCGCCGATGTAGATGGCCGCAACGCCCGGCGTCCAAGTCAGAACGATGATCCCTTGCGCGCCTGCGCCGCTCGTCCCGAAGCTCGTCGTGGCGACGGCGCCGCCGCCAGCGCCATAGTTCCCTGCGGCCCCTCCCGCTGTGCCGCCGCCAGCGCCGCCGCCCCCGGACCCCTTGCCGGCCCCCCATTCCGAACCGTCGGCGCCTGCGCCGCCATCGGCGACGCCGGCCGAACCGCCGGAGCCATTGTCGCCGGCGCCGCCATTCGTCTTCGCGTTCGAACTATTGCCCTGGACGCCATTGCTCCCCGCGCCGTTCGGGCCGGCCGCCCCGCCGCCGCCCGTCGCGACTCTGCCGCTGGCGCTCGCCCCGGAGCTTCCCCCGTTGCCGCCATTGTTCGAGAGCGAGCCGACGCCCGCCGCTCCAGATCCGCCGGCGGCGCCGCTCTGATTGTTGACCGTGTTCGACGCAGGACCGCCGGCGCCGGCTTTCGACGCGACGCTCGCACCTGCGAGGTTTGCGCCATTGAACCAGGTGTCGCCGCCGGCGTTGCCGGCGAGGTTCGCGAAGAGGCCGGGCGTGACGCTCGCGCCGGCGGCGCCAATGCGGTAGGCCGCCGTCGTCGTTCCGGGCGAAGCGAAGGAGAAATTATTGATCTTGTTCCAGGCGCCGCCGGAGCCGCCGCCGGCGAAACGCGCGCTCAGAAAATGATTGGCGGAGCCGCCGCTTCCGCCGCCGGCGACCGTCTCGATCGAGTTGGCGGCGTTATTCCAGGTCGGATCGGACGTATAGGTCTGATTTGAGCCGGGAGAGGCGGTGAGGAAGTCCTGCGCGAAAACCGGAACGTGTTGAACGTCCGGCTCGCCGAAGGCGCGCAGTAATACGAAGACCCAGCGGCTCCAGCCGAAGTCGCGTTTCTCCTCGATGACGACGAGCTGCGCGAAACGATCGACGAAGCGAAGCGCCTCGCTGCGCGTGACGACGCGCCGGCGCCCGCGCCAATCCGGCTCGCGCCAGTCGAGCTGCCGCGAGAGAAGCATTTCGCTCGACATCAGGCGAGAACGACGACCCGGAACTGGTTCGAACTCGGCGCGCTCGCAAAGGTCAATCTCACCGCGTTGACGCTGGTGCGCTCGACGTCGACGATGACGCTGTCGTAATTGCCCGAGTTTCGGTAGATCTCGACCTGAACGTCGCGCGTATTGAAGTTGTGCGTGATCGTGTATTGCGTCGCCGAACCGTCGCCGACGTCGGTCGCATATTTGAGCTTTCGGCCAGACCAATTGGCGAGCTTTAAGGGCGTGACGAAGCGCGCGTCATCCACGCCCGAATCCGCTTCGCTCTGCGTGGCGATCTCGGCGACGCCCGCCGAGGATTCCGACGCGGCGCCGGCCGCGGTGCCGAACGCCGACCAGGACACGACGCCTGAGCCCAGCGTGAAGTTGACCGCCGTCTGCCGGTAGCTCGCGCCGGCGCTCGTGCCCTCTTCGACGGTGGTGACGGCTTGTTCGAGCTCCGCCGCCGTACTGCAGTCGGGCGCGCGCGTCGCCGGCGTCGCCGCGCCGTTCCAGATGTAGATGCCGTTCTCGGCCGGCGTCGATTGCGCGCGCACGAGCACGCGATCGCCGGCCGAAAGAGAGATGCCATCGATAGACGCGCCGGGCGACGCCAAATTGAGGTTCGACTGCGTCGCGACGCGGACGCTGTCCTTCCAGGCGAGGCCCTCGACGGCGCTATCGACATAGGCTTTCGTCGCCGCATGCTGCGCGGCCGTCGGGTCCGGGAGATTGAGCAGCTTCGCGACATTGTTGAAGTCGAGATCGGTGAGAACCTGCCTGGACATCCCTAGCCCCCAATTAGCTGCAGCGCGCGAACCCGGCGATCGAAGTCGCAAGGTTGATGACGGCCTGATTGTCGGTGACGTGCGTGATCTGGCCTTCGAACTCGACGCCGCCGACCGAATAGAGCGAGATCGTCGGCTTCACGCCGAGATTGTGGTTGATCGTCCATGCGGCGCTCGCCGACAATTGGACATGCGTATAGCCGCCGATCGGTCCCGGCGGTCCGCGCAGCATCTCAGCAAGAACGATCGCCGCCGGCTCCGGAAGCGGCGGAACGCTGAAGGCGCAAGCGTTTGACCGGAACTCGATGGCCGAGACCTCCAGATCGTTCCTGAGCGCGATCTTGACGCAGCTCATGCGGGCGGCGCGCCGGAAATCGCGACGCTGAACGGCGCGCTCGTCGTGACGACCGGCGTCGGCGAATCGTCGGCGAAGCGGATGCGAGCGACGGCGGCTTTCTTCGCGCCGCCGACTGTGTTCCAGCCGGCCGTGCGCGAGGCCGGCGCGCTGAGCACGATCGCCCAATCGAACTTGCCGTTTTCTTGCGAAGGGCCGACGAGGCCCAGCGCTACGTCGAGTTCGAACGCTTCGTCGTCGAGAGCGGCGACGCAGTGCGCCGACCATGTGCCGGCCGGCAAGATGACGACGCCGCTATAGCTGACCGTGTCGCCGGCGACGATATTGAGCGCTGCGGACATCGAGCTCTTCCCCTAAGCCGTAACGCCCTTGATCACCGTGAAGCGGATCACGATCGCTTCCGCCAACAGGCCCCCAGTGCTGTTCATGACGTCGATCGTCGCCGAGCCGGCGACACATCTGCCGTTGAGCCTGTAGGCGCCGAAGTTCGCGCCGCCTCCGACATGATTGAGGATGAGATTGTCGCCGGCCTCGATGAAACTGTTGGTCAGCACGAAGGAGGCGATCCCGAGCGAACCGAGCGCCGCGGCGTTCATCGTGATTTGCCCGCAGAGCTTATGGAGCGTGACGCCGGTCGATTTCGACGTGAGCTGCGTCACCGTCCCGCCGGCGCCGGTCGCATAGCCGAACGCCCCGACGCCCTTGAGCGAACCGTCCTGATCGAGCGTCCATTTGTCGACGAGCGTCGCCGAACCATTCGCGGCGACCGAGAAGACGAGCTTCGAGCCTTGCGCCGTCGACGTCCAATTTTGCGTCGCCTCGGCGCGGATGCTCGCGCCCGTCGCATAGGCAGGTCCGCCGCTTGTATACCAGCCTGCGAAGTTCCATTGTCCGACGATATCGCCGTTCGAAATCGCCGTCGGGGTCCCGCCGGTTCCATTGGCGCGGCGCAGCCAGCCCGTTGGCACGCCCCCGAAGGCGTCGATCGCATCGCCTGCATCCGCGCCATTGGCCCCGATCGCACGTCGCACATAGCCGGTCGGCGCCGACGTCGGATTTGCCGCAGCGTTTGCGTTATGCGTGCGCGGCGCGGCGACATAGGTTTCGATCGTCGAGCCTAGCGCACGCACCGTCGACTTGACGACGTTCGATGCATCGACGAACGCGGCTGTAAAGGCTGAAGCGACAGCGCCCATTATGAGCCTTTCAGTTAGGGGATGGTCGCCGTGACGGACGACGAATAGGAGCCGACTGCGCCGGCCGGAGAAACAAAGCGCGCCTGCATCGTGACGACCGTTCCGCTCAAAAGCTCCGCCGTCTGCATGATCAGCGCCGACAGCAGCACGTTGAAATTTGTCCATGTCGCGCCGCCATCTGTCGAATAGCGACCGTCGAGCTGCAAACTCGGATCGCTGCGTAGCGCCGCTGCGTTGATATCCGGGCTGGCCTGAAATGGCGGGTTCATATTGGCGTCAAGCGATAGTTGCGCGACGCCGACGTTGGGGCCGGTCGAGATTGCCGAGGCGATCATTACTGTTGGCGTCCCAATCGCCGGCTGATTGACGATCGACAGGCCCATGATTGGATCGGCCGGGATTGCCTCATCCGAAAACTGATCTTCGCTGACCTCGGTTAGCTCCGCTTGCCAATTCGCCAACGTCGCATCCGCCGGCGCGAGCGAGTCGACACGGAACGTCCCGATCAATCCAACTTCTGGCGCATTTATGCCGACGACGCGCTGTTGCAGCGCCGTCATCGCGCGCGCCCCGAGAGAGACCGACAGCCGCCGCTTGCGCGCGTTGCGCTTTACCTGTCGCGCGGCGAGACGATAAGCTTGATCAGGCGATGTGACCCAATCGAACACGACAGCGCCGGTGCGCCGGCCGATCTCATCTTCCGATCTGCGATCACGGTATATCGCCGTCTCGACGCGGTTGCCGCCCTGCCGTGCCTCCATATAGGAGACGTGCATATAATTGACCTGCTCATTCGAGGGCGCGCCAAACTCCTCAACGAAGTCTCCAATGTCGCGCCCGTCGAAAACGACAATCGGATCAACCCATTTGTTGATCCACATGGTGAAACGGCCATTCTGGTCTATCCCCCAGTCGCCGTCGCAGCTTTCCATGAATTTCTTGAGAACGTCCCGCGGCTCCATATCGAGCGTGATCAGCGCCGAAATGCGCGCGAATGGCTCATAGCTCTGGGTCCCGGCGTTGAACCCGTTTCGGCTGATCGGCGCGAGTCTATCGCAGTCGTTCGCGGCTTCTTTGATCGTTTCCCAATTTATCCCGCTAATGGCGGTGAGGTTTTGCAGGATCAGCCAATTGACATAATGCGCGGCGCAGAGCGCGGGGTTTTCCGAAAACTTCCATGTTTCGTTGTAGATGTCGAAACCTGATTCGCTGAACGTCTGGCCGGGGTCGCGCGGATCATAGACGCGGGCGCCGCGATAGATGATCCGGAATTCAGGAAACCCATTTGGGTAAACGGTCAACCTCTCTCCCGGTCCAGAGGACGGGACTCGGTAGGATATCGTGTAGAGAATTGAGCATCCCTTGCCGAGGTGCGTCTCATCCCAGAACGGCGGCCAATCAGATCCGCTGTTAGACACAAGATAACTCGCGGGGCCACCGATCAATTCCGAGAGCTTCCCCTGGGGCGTCCCGTTGACGATCTCGACAACGATATAGCCGATGCCAAATCCGCCGGTGCTTTTGATGCCGGCGGTTGGATATAAAATCGGCGCCGTCGCGCTGAATGAAGCATTGGAAAGCGGGACGAGCTCGTCATCGCAAATAATCGCGTCGAGACCACTGAATGGCCCATCGCAAAGGTAAATCCCCTCGATGTAGATCAGCTTGCTCGGCGTGTTCTCGCGTAAGAAGCTGACGCCGGCTGAGTTCACGCGTCCAAATGACAGAATGCGCGGGGCCGTCCCGCCCCGCACGGTCTGCGAAAGCGGCGGCGGGCGCTGCATAAGTTGTGCGATAAATTGCAGCGCCTCAAGCTGCTGATTGCCGCCTTTTTTCCCGCCGCCGCCGACCCCACCAAGAAGACCAAGTCCGACTGCGCCAGCCGCGAGAAACGGCTGCTGCGGCCCGGGAATGAGCGAGGCGATCCCGAGTAGCGAACCGCCGATCTTCCCAACGCCCTTGACGACCTTAGACATGCGGCGCGCCCGGAATGCGCCACGCCGCTAGAATACGCGGCTCTCGTTTCAATGCTACCGATCCGAACGCCCGCGTCACGAAACGCCCAGCATCATCGATCACGCCGACAAGCGGCCCGTCGCCGTCTTGCTCGGCGACTGCGACGCAGTTCGGCTCCGGGTCGCATCGCTCAAGCCCCATGAGCGCGAATTGATTCTCAGCGCCTATGAGAACACCGTCCATCCGCCACCTGTAGAGGATTTCCGCCGTCGTCGGAGTGCGCGCGCGGACGCCCGTAGCCTCCAGCCAGCGCGCGACGAAACCGCCGCATGTCTCCCATTTCGATGCAGGCTCGCGGGCAAATTCGAGAGGCGTCATGATCCCCAAAAGATCGCATGCACATACGCGGTTCGCTCAAAGATGCGGTCGCCTGGGTAGCGCGACTGCTGGTCGGCGTCCGTCACCAGATTCAGCGACGGGATGTGCTTGGTGTTGAAGATCGGCTCCGCCACGACTTCGAGAACATATGCGTCGCCGGAGCGCTTCATGCTGGCGTGGTCGATCGTCGCCAGCATGCACAGATACGGCAAGTCGATCGGCTGCATGCTTTGATCGAACAGCAGCGCAAAGACGCTCACGCGGCGCCCGCGCATCTGTGAATTTTGCTCGCGCGCGGTGTTGGCGAGGCCGGCGTCCAGACCGGAAAGCGTGAGCGTGATTGGCTGCGTCGCCGCGAGGGCGCCGAACTCAAGACCGGATATGCCGCCGAGCCGGCCAAGTCCTTCCCATTCCTGGCCGTCGTTCGAGCGAACGCGCCCGTTCCCGAGCCATAGATTGAGCGTCTCGCTCGCCAGTTCCATTTTGACGCCGAGCGTCGCCCCGACGCGCTGACCGGCGAGAACGAGCTGCGCGGCGTCGCTGAAGACGAGCGATCCTGACCCGGCTGCGACCGCCATCACCAGCCGGCCTCGACGAATTCGAGCGTCGTCTCACCCCAGCGGCCATATTGCATCTGCGCCGCGGCGGCGGCGTCCTTTGTCTCGAGATAGGCTGTCATGCGCGGGTCGGCGATCTCGAGGACGGTCCCGCTCGGATAGTCGGCGCGTAGGCCTGGCCAGATGAGCGCGAGGGGACCGGAAAGCTCTTCGATGACGTGAAGTCGCCCGTCGAGCTCGAAATAGTCGCCGCCCTTTAGAGGCGCCGTGACCGAGTTCGTAATGCTGATCTGCGTCGCGCCCTGCGCGGCGTCGGCCGCGAGCGTGCAATCGTAGATCGAGGTCTCCCAGCGCGTTCCGTCCGAAAAGATCGTCAGATCGGAGAATGTCGACGTGATCGGGTTTGTTGCGCCGGCGCGCTTTACCGGCCCATAGGCGTAATCATAGGGCCCGACAAAGATCGGCTGCGCGCGCCCTTCGATCTTCGCCATCAGCGCGCGCAGCGCATGGACATTGAACGGACGCACGAGCACGCCGGTGTAGACCAGGCGCCAGCCGGCTGCGGGAGAGACGACGGTCTGCGGCCGTCCCACGAGCGGCTGCGGGCCGCTGGAGACGGCGCGTTCCTTGACCAGCGTCACATGGCGGACCGGAATCGTATTTTCCGGCCATTTCGAGACGAGAGGATCCCGCATCGCTAGTTCGCGCGGTTGCGCTGATCGGCGAGAATGCCGGGGATCTGCCGGCTGAAATCCTTGAGCATGCTCTGAACGGTCAGCACCACGCCTTCCGGCGTCATTTGCTGGGCGATATCGACGCCTGGCGCGAAGTTCTGGACGATCACCTTGGTCGCGCCGCCGATCTGACCCGCGACATTTTTCTGCTGCGCGGCGTTGAGGACGATCTCGCCGGCGTGCAGGAAAGCCGGGACCGCGCCGCCGTCGGCGAAGTGCGGCGCGCCGCGGAAGGCGGAGATCGGCGCGCTGAAGAGATGGCGCGGCGGCGCGCCGACCCGGCCGCCATCGGGGAAGCCGGGGAACGCGAACTTGAACGCGCCGTCGAAGAGGCCGCTCTTGCCGCCGCCGAGCAGGCCGCCGAGGACGTCGGCGCCCGAGCCGAAGAGAGAGCCGAGAAGCCCGCCGGCCGACGACTTGTCGCCGCTCTTGCCGAACAGCGAGTCCGTCAGGCTGCGCGCCGCGATATCGATGACCTTGCGCTCGATCTGGTCGAGAACGCTCTTGAAGGCGTCGCCGGCGCTCTTGCTGTTGCGCAGATCATTGGCGAGCGACGAGAAGGCTTCGCGCGCAATGTCGCCGACTTCGCGCAGCGAATCGCGCCAGGCCTCCGCGGCCCTGGTCGCTTCCTTTTGCGCGCGCTCGGCGGCGTCGAGCTGCGTCACGAGCTCGGCGACGCGGTCCTTTTGTTCCTGCGTCGCGCCGACGCCGATCCGCCGCTGCTCATTCTCGATTTTGATCTTGAATGCGATCTTGTCGTGTTCGGCGCCTTCCGCGGCGACTGACGCAAGTGCGATCTTGCTTTGAAGATCGCTCTCGATGTCCGAAAAATTTTCGGCCGAGCGCTCGGCGTCGGATTTGCCCTTGCGGCCGCCGGTCGTCGCAAAGAGCTTGCGCGTGTCGCCGACCGGCGCATTTACGAGCTGAGGGAGCAGTCGACGCTTATCGGCGTAGAACGTATCGCTGAACTGAAAGGCGTTCGCCGGTGCGGGCGCCGCGCGATTCTCGTCTTCCAGTCTGACGACAGGACGCGCGCCAAACATCCTGTCGACCTTGTCATATGCCGCGCCGATCTCCTTGAAGAGCGCGCTCCAGCTCGTCATCGCGTGCAAGGCGCGCTGGAGACGTTCCGACTTCTCGACGGCGTCGGCCATGGCGCCGACGACGCCATACCAGCCGAGCTTGATGTCGTCGGTGGGGCTCTTGATGTTCTTGAACGCGTTGAGAAGCTTGTTGTCAGCCTCTTGCGCCGCTTGCGCGATTCTCTTTTGCATGTCGTCCGCCGCGCCGGCCGCCTGATTGAGGCTATTGCCTGTCGAGCCGGACGCTTCCATGAGTGATCGCATCGAGACTTCGCCGCGCCTGATCGCGTCGACGAGCTTCGCCCCGCCTTCGTCCTGATAGAGCGCTCTGGCGAGCTGCTCGGCCTGCGCCGTCGGCAGGCTGCGGATCTTCTCGTTGAGGATGTCGATGAACTCGCCGGCGCTGCGCGCGCGATCGACGACGCTGAGAAAGCCCTTGTCGATCTTCTCCAGCTCGCCTTTGACGGCGCCCTCGTTGCGCCCGTAGGCCTGGAACTCCTTTGCGGCGTTACTGAATGCGCCGAGCGCTGCCTTTTCGTCGAGACCGGCGCCGGCGCCGACCGTCTTCGCGCCCTGCAGAATATCGGCAGGAAGCCCGGTCAGCCGCGACTGTTCTCCGAGCTTTGCGAGCTTTTCCTGTGCGGCCCCCGCCTCATAGCCGACCCCAGCGATCGCCGCCGCCAAGGCGGTCGCGGCTCCAATCGGCGAGAACAGCGCCCGCACGGCCGTCGCGCCGAAGGAGCGTAGCGCCGCGCCGGCGCCAGCGCCGCTCGAGGAGAAAATATCGGCGATTTGCGAACCTTGCTGCAGCAGGACAAGCGTCGGCGACGCGCCGCCGGCGAGCGAGACGCCGACGTCCTGGAACTGCCGGGAGAGATTGATCCACTCGTGACGCGCGAGGCCCGTCGCCTTCGCATTGTCTGTCATGACGCCGGCGAGTCGCCGGTGCCGCTCGACGGCGAGATCGACGACGCGCTGGGCGTCCGCTTGCGTGCGAACGCCAGCGGCGACGGCGTTGTTCGCCGACACATAGGCGCGCGCCACCTGCGTCGACGATCGCGCCGTTACGTCGAGGCTCTTTTCGAGCCGATCGAAGGATCGCGCCGCTTCCTTGGCCTCGCGCGAGAGCCCGGCGAAGGCGTCATTGCCCGCCTGGCCGATCTGGCGCAAAGCCTCGCGGATCTTCTCATCGCCCTCCGCTCCGAGGCGCAGCGTAACGGCCGCTTTAACCGCCATGGTCAGTCCGTCCTAAGTTTGGCGACGCCGGCAAGGCAGCCTTGCTCGGCGATGAGAAGAAGATCCATGAATGAGTCGCGATCGCAGTCCTGCGGGGCGAGGAGCCAAGCCAGCCCAAAGTCGAGGCCGACGATCTGCCCGGTGAATCCGCCGCGCTTCACTGCGCCCGGCGCGAGGCTGGCGCGCAGCGCCGCCGCCCCTTCGACGCTCTGCGGCGCGTGCTCGTGCTCCGGGCACATTCTGCCGTCGGCGGATGGCCGACCTCTGGCGCAGGGTGAGCCTAGTTCGCGGCAGGCTCTGCAGTAGGCCGCGCCCCCGCCGGCGCGCCATTCGGCGAGGGCGCTGATCCGTTTCCCTCCTGGTCCAGCGTCACAAGCCGCGCGGTCAAAACGCTCGAGATGAGCTCATAGAGCGCCGGATCCTTGAGGAGGCTAGCGACGTTTTCGCGCGTGAGCGGCAGCGGCACGCCGTTCTCGTCGCCGATCCCGTCCCAGTGCGAGACGCAGCGCATGAAGAGCTCGACGTTGAACACGAGCAGCGAGACGCCGGAGGACAGCGCTTCATCCGCTTCGAGCGCCTTCGCGTCGCCGATATCGAGACCAAAGTCGGCGAGCGCCTTGGCGCCCAATTTGACGGCCTTGAAGAACTCACGCGCGTTGCGATACGCGGCTTCGCGATCGACGCTCGTCGCCTCGCGATAGGTAAGCCAGGCGCCGGGCCCAAGCGGCAGGCGCTGATCGCTCTTGGGTTTGCCGATCCTGATCATCAATAGCTCGCTATTTGGTTCTTGAGAGTGGCGGTGAGCATCGGCGCGCCGGCGGTCTGGGCGCAGCGGAACGAGATCGTCTGCTCGATGCCGCCCGGCCCCTCGATCGCGACGCCCGCGCGCGCGAGGCGCGTCGCCGGCGCAAGGAACGTCAGGGAGTTGTTCGCGCTCTTGACGAAGTTGAACTCGAGCGACTGGTCGGTCTCGTTTACCGCAGCCGTGTCGAAGGCGGCCGAGGTGTAGCGCACCCGCAGTTCGCCGGTGAGGCTCGCCTGTTCGGCGAGGATCGACGCGCCGAACTTCGCCGACGCGTCGACATAGCGATCCTGCGACAGGCCGGTCTCGTACTGGAATTTCGCTGAGAGCAGCACGCCGACCGCGACGCCGCCGAACAGCACCGCGCCGCCCGTCGCCTTGACCGGATCATAGGCGCGGGCCGCCGTGGGCGTGCCGGCGCCGGATGATCCGAGCAGGTTCTCGCCCTGGCCGAGGAGATCCAACGTCGCGCGCTGGTAGCCATTGGCGTCGGCGACGTCGAAGGAGAAGCTCTTCGCCGCGCAGGAGACGTGCTGGCGGAAGTCGCCGGCGATCGGATTGAGCTCGATCGTGCGCGTCGGCAGCGTCAGCGCGCCGGACGTGAAGGCGTGTACGAAGTTCGTGGCGCCCGACGTCTGCGGCGCGCCGAGAAGGAGCTTCAGCCAGTCGCCTATCTGATTGAGGCAGACCGGCAGTTCGAGCGAACCGCCATGTTCGGACAACGCCGGCGCGGGCGGCGTCGCGTCGCGGAAATTGTTGTAGCCCGCGCCGATGATCGGATCGGCCTCGATCGGCTTCGTCTCGCGCAGCGACGATTTGTAATAGAAGCCGTACTGATAGTTCCCGCTCGCCGGCGTTCCATAGGCGCCGGATTCGTCCTTGAACGCCAGGCGCGCGACCTGGCCTAGCGCAATCGAAGCCGTGCTCATCTTCTCAAGCCTTTCCGGTCATGATCCCGGCGACGCCGAGATCCTGTTGCGTGGCGGGACGGCACTTGCCGGCAAGACTTTTGGCGATGTCCGGCGCATTCGGGACGATCGCGCCGCGCTGATAGTCGCCCGTCGCCTCGATGACCACGAGATGCGTCGGCTCCGGCGCGGATGGCTCCGACGCCGGGGAAGGTTTCTCGGCCATGTTCAGTAGCTCCTCGTGGAAACGTAAGTGAGCGCGACGCGGATCAGCGCCGTGCGCGCCGCGCGAGATCCGGCGCGCTCGACGCCAAGTTCGGGAGGCTCCGCATCGGCGCTGTCGACGACGCCGCCGAGCGTGTAGGAGGCGGCGATCGCGTCATAGATCGCCTGCAGGCCCGCATCGAAGGCCGCGTTCAACGCGTCGCCCTCAGGCCCGGCGACATAGAATTCGATCTCGGCCTTGCGCACGATTTCATGATGGGACGGCCCGTCCGGTCCGTAGCCGACCGGGACGTCTTGCACGATGTCACCATCGAGCAGCGCCAGAACCGCCGAGAATTGCGGCGTGCAGGCGTCGAGGCCTTCGAAGACGCCGTCGAAAACAGGACTTCGGCGCGCTTCCGGGAGAGCGCCGGAGGCCTTCAACGCCGCCAGGAGGGCGAGCATCGCGGCTTCCGTCTTCGAGCTCATGAACCGTTCGCCGCGCGCTGGTAGACCGCGCTGTATTTTGCGCCGGCGCGATCGGCGATCCCCGCAATGTCGAGACGCTTGCGCAACCGCACTTGTTTCTTGAGCACGAAGAAAGCGACGCCTTCGCCCTTGCCGTTCTTCGCGCCGCCGATCGTCGGCGTTCGCGCGCCGCCCCGGCGGTGAGCTCGCCGAGATCCGCGCGCCGCCTGCGCAACCGCTAGGAAGCCGCCATTCTTGAGCGGAATGAACCGGAACTTCCCGACGCGGGCCATGACTTCGCGGGGCGAGAGGCGCTTGCCGCCGCGCCCGCGCGGCACATTCTCGGTCGGAATCCAGAGATATTTCTTCCCCGCGAGCGGCTGAATCGTCGCGTCGTTTTCGAACGCCGTCATGATCGCCGGCGCTTTCGAGAAGGCGAAGAAGGCTGGCGTCAGCGTGTGACGCGCCTCTTCCGGATAGAGCCTGGCACGCCAGGTCGTCGGGAGCTTGCGCGAGTCGAACGCTTCGCGCGTCATGGCGCGGAGCGGCTCGACCAGGAGCTCGCGCCCCGCCTTTTCCGTCGCGACGCGCACCCGGCGCGCCAGGCCCACGCGCTCTTCCTCGAGCGCGCGCGACACCGCGTTTCTATCGACGTCGAGTTTCAGGAGAGACATGGCTGTGGATCGCACATGCAGGTCCACACGAGGCCGGAAGGATCCTCGTGCCGCGGCGCGCCGACGATCTTGAATTCCCGGTTGTCGGCGATGAAGGCTCCGCCCTTCGACGGCGCAGCGATCTCGGAAGCGCGAACCTCGACGATCATTCGCCCGGCGACGATCGGCACATTGCCGAGCGCAACGACCTCATCGGCGCTGTTGACGACGATGCGGCAATCGGTCGTGACGAGATCGGGCGAGACATAGCTCGCCGGCGTCCCGAATCTGGCGAAGACGCTCTGCAGCGTCCGCGCCGCCGATGCGTCGAAGGGCGAAGGCATAACGTGTTAAGCGACGATCCCGAGTCGCACGCGGCCGACGCTGGACGGATTCGCCGCCGCCTCCGTCGCGACGCCGATCAGCGTGTTGCCAGATGCGGTCGTCGTGCAGCGCTTATTGGTGTTGTCCCAATAGATCTTCGCGCCCTCGGTCCAGGCCTCCGCCGAGTTTTTTGCGAGCTCCCAGACGCCGCAAAGCTGAAATGCGCCGCGCTCGCCATTGCCTAGAGTCGTCTGTGCGACGCCGAAGATTGCGCCGATGAGCGCTCCCGCGCCAGACGCGACGGCATAGGGGGCCGCGAATTCCACTGCTTCGCCAGATTGAATGAAGCTGGTCGCCATGATGCATGCCTTCTATGTGAGGGAAAGCGCGCCGCCCGATCGCGCGCAAAAGGAGTTCGCGCGCACCGAGATTGGCGCGCGCGGTGCTTGCAGTTAGTTGCCGGCGTTCTTAACGGCGTTGCGCCAATCGATCCATTTGGCCGCGAAGTCGAGACGGCCTTTGATTTCGAGACCATCGATCTCGAAGCCGACACGCTGCTCGACATAGACGCCTTCCTGGCCGTCGAGATAGGCATATTCGAACGTGTCGAGCACGTTGTAATCGCCAAGGACGAACCACGGCTGCGCGCCCGCTGCCGGCTTCAGGCGGGCTTCCACGATCAGGGTCAAGCGATTGGCGAAGGTGTTGACGCCGGAGGTCGCCGTCGCCTGAACCGCGGTTAGGAGCTTCTGCGCTGCAACCTTCCTCTTCGGCGTCACGATCAGGTAGACCGGCAAGAGCCCATTGAAAGGCTGTCCTGCCGCGTCGAGCTGCTCCATCATGAGCTGCTCGGCTTCGGCGAGCGTCGTTTCGGTCACGTCGCCGGCGGTGCCGAGATTCGCGTGATTGGCATGGAACAGCGCCACGCCATCGCTCATATTGGCGTTGGCCGAGAAGGTTCCCCAGACCACCTGGTTCTCGAGTTCCGCCGCCGAACGCCCCATCATGCTCGGCAAGCGGTTGAAGGCGCCGAGATCGTCATTGATCAGCGCCTGGCGCGTGATCGGAACGATTTTGCCGTACGTCGCGAGCGCATATGTTTCGCCGGCGTCCGAGAACTTGCCGTATTTGAACTCAGCGCCCTCCACGACTTTTTCGAAGCTCGGCTGCGACGACAGCGCCACCACCGATTTCGACTTGAAGTCCGGCGAATTCGATTGACGGCCGAGCTGGCGCCAGGCCTGCGGAATCGCGCTATAGGCGTCGCGCAGACGTTTCGTCGCGACGTTTGCCATGAGGTTGGAAAAGTCGGACGTCGACATACCAGCACGGGACATGAGCCCAGTGTCGGGTAGACCGAGCGCCAGCGTCGCGCGCTCCATCTTCGAGAGGTGGCGCAATGAAACGCCCTGCGTCGCGCTCACATAATCAGAGAACATGCCAAGGACCGAGTCGCATCCGCGCCAATTGCGGGCGAGTTCGCGCGACTCGCGCCCTTCCGCAGTATTAACTGGGAAGGCCTCCGGATCAGCGCGGAGAATGAGCGCGCTTTCGACCGCGCGTCGGACGATATCGCCCTCGTCGCGTGTGACATGGGCCGAGGGCCCGGTGATCGCGGCCGTCGCCTCCTGCCGGCGCGCTGCGCGTTCGCCGAGTCGATCGAAAATGGAGTCTCGAGAGAGTCCCTCATCGATCCAGCCGTCGACGTCGCGGCGCGCTCCAGCGAGATCGGCGAGGCGCTGCAGGCCCCGAATGTCGGCTGCATTAATCGCCGGTGTGGCGCGAGCGGCCTCGGACCGTTCAGCCGGAGCCGTCGCCGGAGTCGAGGCGGGCGTCTCGGGCGCCGCGCGCGTTTCCGTCGGCGTCGGAGTAGCTGCGGGCGTGGGAGCGTTGCTGTTTTCGACGGCCGCCGCAGCGGCCGCCGGCTGGGCGGAACGAGTCATGTCGTCAATCTCCTGTTGCTGACGATCCGGAAGAGTTCCGCTTGTCGCGGCGGCCCGGACCGTCGCGGCGGGATCTGCGGGAACGGCGCAGAGAGTCACTTCGAGGAGCGACCAGTCGTCGGCGCGCCACGTCTGCTCGCCCGTTTCCTCTTCGCTGATAAGAACCCAGCGTTTGATCGAGTAGCCGATGGAGAATCCGCTTAGCTCCCCACGAACGACCATTCCCTCAGCCTTGCGGCCCGCCTCGGTCTCGGCGAAACGAACGCGGCCGACGAGTTGGCCATTCTCGATCCTGGCTTCCTCGACAACGCCAAGTATGGCGTCGATCGCGAAGGCGTTGTGCGAATCGAGAACCTTGCATTGGCCAGCCTGCACGCGCGAGAGATCCACTGCGGCCGGGTCCATATTGAGAGTTTCGACGTAACCCCAGCGACGCACGGGAGAGCCGGCGGCGAATACGGCCTCGACTGTCCGACTGGACTCGTCATAGCTGGACGCTAACGTCTCGAACCGCATCTCGCGTGCGAGATTGCCGCCCGGCTGAAAACCGGGCGGCGCGTTCAATGAACGCGTCATGGGCTTTCCTTTCAGTTTTAATTGTTCGCGGCGTCAGCGCCGCCGAGCGCGCCTTGCAGGATCTGCAGCGCTCCGGCGTGATTGATCCGACGCGGGTCCGTGTCGAGAACGACTTTCGAGGACGTCGAGTCGAGCGCGCCGAGAAAGCCGTCGATCTCGGCGACGACTTCCTCCCAGTTCACGCCGCGTTCGGCGAGCGCATCGGGTTGCGCCTGCAAACCGGCGCGTATCTCCATGACCTTCGCCATGATCTCCTTAAGCGGGTCGACCCAGGGCCGAACCGGCATGGCGAGCTCGCAACCAACTTCCGCAATGCGGTGGTCGCGCTTCAGAATTGCTTCGCGAAGCATGACGCGTCGCCAGGCGCGCCGCTCGCGTGGCGCGAAGACGAGCCACTGAACGACGTCGATCAGCACATTGCCTGAGACGATCGCCGCGCGCTGACTCGAATAGTTCGCTTGGCTGGGATCGCCTGTGACTGCGAAATATGGAACGCCGATCGAGGCAGAGAACGCGAAGAGCTGCGAGCGGATGAAATCGAGCGTATCGCCGCTCGTCGACGGCTGAAATGGCGTCACATCCTCGCCGGGGCCGGTGCGCAGTAATTTACCCGGCGAGAGGGTCTCTTCTATACGCCCTTTTGAGTCCGTCTTTTGCGGACCGAGGATGGGTGCCGCGCCTTGCGCCTCTGGCGTGCGGATGACGAGGCCGATGCAGGCTTCGATGCGCTTGCGCCAGATGATCGCCTCGTTGACATCGTCGAGACCGCGCAATGCCGTTATGGACGGCGCCAGCCAAGACGCGCCGCGTATCTGGCCTGGCCTTAGCACTTGGTAGATATGATCTACGTCTTGTGCATCGACCCAATTCGAGATCCCGCGCATCAGGCGGTTCGGCGTCACGCCGATGAGCTCGCCGGGATGGACGGGATAGAGCCAATAGCCGGTTCGCGCGCCGATTTTGTTGAATTCGACGCCCTGAATGACAATTTTGTCGTCTTTCGCAGCCATTCCGAATGTTTCTCGGCTGGAATCGAGAAAATCGGCCTCGCGAAGCATGATTTTGCCGTCGGAGTTGCCGTCTTCGTCCTTCGTCCAAACTCTCAGCACCTCGCCATCGCGGAACATCGTCCCCGCCGCGAGATTCTGCATGCCATAGTAATCCTGCTGCCCCTCGGGATCGCAGGTCTCGACGAATCGCTTCCAGGCGTCGTTTGCGATCTTTCGCAGGCTCTTGCGCGGGTCGACGGCCCTCGGCGTGATGCCCGTGCCGACGACGCGACCCGCGAACTGGGCGCGCGCCGAGGCAACGAGTTTGTTGTTGCGGTCGAGATCGCGCGCGCGATTGCGAAGACGATCGATCGCGCCATAGTTCTCGGAGTTTGCCGAGGCTCCGGTTGTAATCCAGCCCGATAGTCGACGATCATGCGAGGCGCCGTCGAACGCGCGGAGCAGCTGCTCCGCGACCGCGCGCGCATGCAATCGCCTGATGCCGAGCGTCGGCGCGATCGCAAGCAACGCGCGGTCGAAAAAGGACGGTTTGAAGGTCATTCAGTCTCGCGAAAAGCTCGCATAGGAGCCGCGATCGGCGCTCGCCGGCGCGGGGCCCGTCGTCGGCACACCCTGCTTTTGGCGCTTGAAATACTCGAGCGCCTTGATGATGTTGTCTTGCGACTGGTAGGTCGTGCGCCGTCCCGCGTATTCTACGGTTAGCTCGCCGGAGGCGAGCGCCGCCTCGAGCGCGGAAATCGCCGAGTCGATTTCGGAAGGCATCATAGCCAGGAGCCTCCCGAATAGGGCCATCCGCCGGACTGTTCCTGCGCCTCTCCTGGCGGAGACTCGCTCGGCGCTTCCGCATCGAGCTTCGCTGCGGCGGCGATCGGATCAGCGGCGCGGAGCAACGGCGCCAGCACCGATTCCGGCGCGCCGCGCTCATAGGCGAGATCGCGCCAGAAGCTCTCGGGGCGATTGCCTATGTCGAAAACCGGCGCGCCGAAGGCGAGGCTCATCGCGATGACGCGGCAATCGAGCCAGTGATTGTCCTCTTCACGCTGCTTCCAGATGCGGTTTCCGGCTTTGTCCTGTCCCACATACTCCGACGTGAGCTGCCGGAAATAGCCTTCCGGCAGGAAGGAGCCGAAATGGCAGAAGCCCGAGGGCGCGACAATCAATCCGTCCTCGCCGATCGACGTCTCGCGATTCAGATAGGCGTAGAAGCGCGACTTGAGATTATAGGAGCCGGCTTTCCACTGCTGGACGCCCTTGCGAATGCGCTTTCCGCGCCAGTCGAAGTCGACGAGCTGCGGAGCGGCGAGAGCCGGTCGGCCCCAGCCTTCCTCTGTGCGGATGGCGTAGGCGCCGTGGTGTCGACGAACCCAGTCATAAACAACAGGCGCGTTGTAGCGACAGTCGACGCCCGTCGCATCGATGCGCCGACGTCCGCCGAAGGCGTCGGCAAGCGGCGTTTCGTGCAACTCCGAAAGCCTCTTCCAGCACGAATCTTCCGGGTCCGACGTATCGGACGGCTTTTCGACCGTTCCTGCTGCAATGTAGGTCGCAAACAGCGTGAAGCTGCGGCGATCCGCGGTCCAGCCGGTGAGCTCGACGTAGAGTCCGCGCTTTTGCACGTCGACGCCCATGACGACGATCAGGGCGTCGACGGGAATGACACGCTCCGCGTATGGCTCGCGGCGCTTATAGAGCGCCTGCCAGTCCGGGGCGTCGGACTTTTCCTCATAGGCGAGGCCGAGCCAGTGATTGTAGAAGCTCTTGAGCTTCTGCGGATCGTCGCCGGCGCTGACAAAAGTTTCGGCGATCTTGTCCCAGGTCGTGAAGTTCGACGCGATCGCATCGATATGCCACGAGGGATGCCGTCCCGGTTCCGGCTTTTCGGCAATGAAACCGTAATCGGGCAGTTCGAGCGCCGCCGCGACCATCCCTTGCTTTTGCCAATGCTCGATGCGCACGCCGCATGCTTGGCAGACGTAGTGCGCGTCATAGGGGGCGCCACGGTTGAACCGCAATCCAACGCTGCCTGTCTCGTCGGCGTAGCCGCCGAACACGAGTCGAATGCGCTCCTTGCAGTGCGGACACGGCAGATGCTGATAGCGCTGGTCGCCTGCCTCAAATTCTGCGTCGACGAGCGACGAGCCCTTCAGCGTAGGTGTGCCACCCTGCAGTTTGCGATAGTCGCGTGTCGTGTGAAATGCGATCTGGCGAGCGTCGATCATCGCCATCGGCGAGCCTTGGCCCTCAAGATCCTTTGGATACTGATCGATCTCGTCGCAATTCGCGTATTTGATCGTGCGAAACTGCAATTCGGAGGCGGAATTGGCCCCGACGATGGCGATGGAGCCGCCGGGAAACGCTTTGTAAAGCGAATTGGAGCCGACGGCCCCTCGACTGGACACGTCGCGGATGCGCGCTTTGAGAGCGGCAGTCGCATCGATAACGGGCTGCAATTTTTCGCGATTGTAGCCGAGCGCGAGCGAAGTCGTCGGCATCACATGCAGCGTGCGCGCGGGATTTTCCGCCGCAATCCATCCTTCGACGGCCGTCAGGCCCTGCGTGAATCCAGTCTGCGCCGATTTGCGTACAGTGCCCTTGACGTGAGGGCCGCAATAGACCGTGTCGATGATCGCGCAGATGTATGGCGCCTGCGCAGGGTCCCAGAGTTCGCCAGCGCGCGGCCCCTCGGCGAGGACGAGATTTTTCGCAGCCCATTGCGACGGCGTTAGCGACGATGGCGGCGTGATAGCGGCGGCGATCGCGCCGGCGACGATCGCCAGCGCGGAAGCGAATTTCGGTTGCATAGGTGATTAGTCCGTCTTTTCCGTGGTGGCGGCGAGCGCGTTCATCGAAGCGCGGATGTCGGCGAGCTGCTGGTTGGCGTATTGCTCGAGTTCGATGCGCAATGCTTCTTCGCCGCCGCCGATCGCCGCCGCGTAGAATTTCCCGCTGTTCGCCGTCAGTCGCTTGACGTGCTGTTGGATCGCCGTCCCGACTTCCGTCAGTGCGCCGGCAAGCTCCCGTGCCGGCACCAGCTCTCCACTCTTCTGCGCGAGCTGTATTTCGGCGAGCGCGGCCCTCGCATGCTTTTCACGAGTGGATGCGTCGTCATACGCCGAAGGTTTCGGCGGCTCCTTCGCCGGGTCATCGACCGTTGGCGGCGCTGGAGGCTCCTCGATGAGATCGCGGAGCCCATCATCGTTCGCCGAAACGCGGCGTTGATGGCGATTGCGGAGATCCTGCGCCGGATCATGCGATGCGGCGGAAAGCGCGTCGAACGATGGTCGATGAACCAGGACAGTCTTGCCCTGTTGCTGCGTCGACAGTTGACCGCGCTTCGCGAGCGCCCGGACACGCTTCGAGATTGCCTGATGACTTACGCCACGCTCGCGGGCGAGCTCTGTGACCGAAACCCAGTCCGCGTCGTCCTTTCTCGCCGCCGCTTCGCTCGCCATTCAGGTTCGCAACCTCTTGCCCTGATACGCAACCAACATCGCAACCCGGCGCTATCGCAACCAGCGATCCGCAACCCTGATGAAACTAGTAATTACGTTCCCACCCCCGGACCCCCGCCCCATCCGTATAGGGGCTACCAAGGAAGGACCCGCGACGCCGCCTGTCTCGCACCGGGCTTTACCTTCATCGTATCGATACGCGCTGTGTCATTTCGCCTTGAGCAAAGGAACGCTGCGCATCTCGTCGTCCCAACTTGGGCTTGTAGGAAAGATCGGATGAGTGCAGACTTGAGGGTGCATAACATTAGAAAGGCCCGCCCGAAGCTTTCAAGCTTCTTACCCGGTTTTGAAAGAGCATGGTTGCTTTTCACAAAAAAAAGCCCTCGGCGGCAGCGCGTCGGTTGCGATTTCGCTCGATCGATCATCGGAAGGACAGCAACCCGATTGACTTTTTAAAGCTGATTAGAGACCAAATGATTTTCGTAGCCACTTTTTTTGCTGTTTTTGGCCTAATAACTACCGACGCATATTATTCTCAGTTTGGGATCAAATATCAATTTCTTGGTCTGGATTATTCTCACATAATATACAGAGGATTTACACTGCTGTACGCGGATAAGCTATTTCTTGTAATCTTCTCATCGATTATAACTGCTGTTTTTGTTCATAGAATTTCATTCAGTATACAAGCGACTCAACTCGTTATAGGGGGGGAGGCCCTGTCTTATGGCCTCTTGATTGCCGCATTGGTAGGAGGAAGCTATTTCGCATTTGCCGTTGGTGCAAGATCGGCTGTCGATGACATGTATGTCAGTACCACAACACTACAGGCCCTTACACACTTTTACAGCAACAGCAAGGATAAATCAGATCTAGTTAACAAATTAATAGGCACTTGGCCTCCCCGTACAAAGGAATCGCTGCTCCTCCTTCTTCATAGCTCGTCGAATGAAATCGTAGTATTCAAGACTCCTACGATGTCTGCGCAGAATCCAAGCATTGATATACATCACATAAGGCTATCAGATCATGATCAATTTTCTCACACGTCGCCATAATGGCTTCGCACTGTTTATATCTTGCCTTGTTTTCATGCGTTCCGCTGACTTAAGCATGGCTGATAATCTAATATTCCATACTTATCCATTGGAGCAATATTCCGGGGTTGTAGTTTCAGCAGATAAGGACGGGATATTGTTTGATCTTGAGTGTAGCGGCAAGCAAGTTAAGGTTCGCTGGTCCGATGAGAGAACGCCAGAGATTGCTTTCAACGATAAATGCAAAAAAAAATTGAACATTGTAATCCGCGGAGATGGTAATTTGCGAGTTTCAAAGCAAACACTGACTAAAATACAAACTCGATGCAAGAACGTAGGAAAGTTTGAAATAATAACACGAATAGGTGATTTTTACGTGGACGAATTCAGCTACACTCCCGGCAAACTGACTGCAAAAATAAGCCAGCAAAAAAATTTATCTTTGGAGGGAGACAGCTACATGTACCTCCGAAAAATAGAGGAATGTTAAGTAACGAGAAAGTGTGGTCCATTGGAAGAAGGCGACCGGCTCCGCCGGCTACAGCACCGAGAGTTCGCAAAAATGAAACGCCCGGCCGCTTTTCTGCTCCGGGCGTGATTATCTCAGTATCAATTTCCGACTATGCCCTGGATTTCGTTTTTGTCAATACGACCGAGCTCAACAGCGAGCCCAAGTAGCCCGCGCTCTATCGCGCCGATCGGCGATCCCGCCGCCGGGTCAATGCCGTCAACGGCCATGGATCGGACGTATTCGAGCACTGCGAGTCCATATCCAGCAGGTGCTGCGGTCGCTATGGCGATTTCCAATGCGTCGAGTCTTCGTCCCCACTCTTGCGCGGTCGCGAGCGTCACGCCGGTTCCGGAGCCGGAGAGTCGGTCGGGCATTGGAGCGCCGAAAAACGCGAGCCACTGGCGCTTGAGATTCGCGTATTGCTCGCCAGCGTCATAGAGCTCGCGACGCAGCCCTCGCGCCTTCACGAAGCGCCCTAACGCTGATGCGCAGAGCTGATCCTCATCGCCGCGCCGGTGCGGCTGAGCGAGCACCACCGACATTTCATGGCGTCGCTGCTCGGCCTCTGCCGCCTCGATCTGAGCGACCGTAGTAGGACGCTGAATTCGCCCGTTCCGCTCGCGTGCGCCGGCTTTCCTCGCTCTTCCAGCCCGAGCCATTATGCCGCCTCCTTCAGCGCTTTCGTCCAGTCCAGCGGTTTGTCGCTGCGCCGGCGAACAACGACGGGGATGCGCGAGCGGATCACGCGGCGCTCGACGCGCCAGAGGCGCTCCGGATAGAGGTTCGCGAGCGTCATGCCGCGGCCTCGTCGTCGACCGGATAGGGCACGCGCCGCAGTCCGAACTCGGCGAGGATTCCCGTCGGCACGCGGCAACCGGGATCGTCCGGCGAAAAGCCGAACGCAATCGTGTTCCAGGTATTTTTTCGCTTGTCGTCGAGCCAAGCCGCGAGGTGTTTTCGGATTTCGCTCTCGCGGCGTTTCGATCCGCCGAGATCGACGAGCGGATCGCTCGGATCATCCGGCGGCTCCGATCGCCTCGGCTGCGGAGCTTTGACCGAAGCCGCCTCGGCGATGGCCTTGTCGAACCATTTCAGGCCCTTGTCGCGAGCGCCCGGCATCTTCGAGCGAACGACCGAGAGGCAGAGTTCGGGCGGATAGCCTTGCGCCAGCCACACGGCGGCGTGGCCAGTTTCCGGCGGAATTGCAGCGCCGTACGCCGCGTAAACGTCGACGATCGCCTTGCGCAAATCGAGCTCGGCTGAGCTCGCGCGCGCGCGGGCCGTAAGCTGACTCGCTGGAAGGTTATCCGAATCTATTCTCCCTTCCTTCTCCCTTCCTTCTCCCTTGGAGCTTGTTACAGTTTCTGTAACAGAACTTGTCACTGGCGATGTTGCATCCTCTGTGGTTGCGTTTTTGTGTTTTGACGACAGACGCGCGTTGCGTGCTGCGGCGGTTCTGTCACGTTGCTTCTTCTTCGCCTCCCATGCTTCGTTCGCCTTCTCTGCGACAGTCGGGTGATAGAGCCTTCCGTCGCTGCATTTCACCCAGTGACGTAACGCCCCTCGCTTGACCTTCAGCCACTCCTTCACGATTCGCCCGTAGCCGGCGAGCGCCGAGAGAACCGCGTCATCGTCAGGCAGGCTTGCGGCAGGTATCTGATGCCAGGACGCGCACCAAAGAAGCACGGCGGCGCGGAACTCCTCGCCCGTCGCGCTCGCTGAGAGGTCGCAGTCGCGCAGCCGCACGACGTCGAGCGGCATGTAAGGGAAGTCACGGAGATCGACTTCCGGCGCGACGAGAGGTTCGGGCGCCGCATTCACCATTGCTTTGCTCCGTTATCGATGAAGCTGCGCGCGACGTCGCAGTAGAGATTGATCGCCTTCGTCGGGCCGAGCCGGTTCTTGAGAAGGATCGCTTCGAGATCGTTGGCGCGGGCCGCGGCGATCTCGACAGCCTCCGGATCCGTGCCGTCGATCACCTTGGGATTGCGCTGGTCGTAATAGGCGGGGCGATAGAGCCCGATGACGACGTCGGCGTCCTGCTCGATGGTGCCTGAGTCGCGAAGATCCGAAAGCTGCGGTCGCTTGTCGTCGCGCTTGTCGACCTCGCGCGAGAGCTGAGACAGAAGAACCACGGCGACCTCGAGGCGCTTCGACATAGCTTTGAGGCTGGCGGTCGCCTCGCCGATCTCGTCCACTCGGCGCCCGCGGTAGCGCTCGCCAAACTTCATGATCTGCAGATAGTCGACGAAGACGACGTCGAGCGTCTTGCCTTGGCGCTCGAGCCGCTGCTTCGTGCGCTTGGCGCGCGCCTCGATCTGCTCGGCGGCGAGCTGCGGCGTCGCGTCAACGGTGAGCGCGAAGCGCGAGAAGCTCCGCTCGATGTTGCGCAGGCGCTCGATGTCCTCGGACTCAATCTTGCCGGAGAGGATGTCGCTGTAATCGAGCGGCGAGACGCCCGCGGCCATGGCGTTCGCCGCCATGCGGGCGGAAAGCTCCCGGCGATCGATCTCGAGCGAATAGATGTCGACGCCGAACTGCGGGCGGCCCTCGCGTGGCCGTGCGACGCGCCTCGCCGAGGCGCACATAAAGACCGTCTTGCCGCAGCCGGGGCGCCCGGCGATTACATAGAGGCGTCCGGGGCGATACCCGCCGGCAATCGCTCTGTCGATGTCGACGAAGCCCGTCGAGGGAATCGGGCGGGCGTCTCCCGCGGCATGCGCCTCGGCGTCGGAGATGACGTCGGCGAGTCCGCCGGCGAGCGTCGAGCGATCGAGCTCGTCTCTCGTCGCAGCGGCGTTGCGCAGGCCGATGACGCCGGCGTCGAGATCGTCGAGCGTTTCGCGCAGCCGGCCGACGCCGGGCGCGCGCGCCGCGGCCGCCGTCGCCTCTGCCAGGCCGATGAGCTCGCGACGCGCCCAGGCGTCGACGATCATCTCGGCGTAGTCGCGCGCGTTGATGACGTTCGGGGCTTCCACTGCGAGCCGTGCAAGATAGGCGCGCAGCGGCGGCGCATTGGCCGGCAATTCGAGTCTTGAAAGCTCCGCCCCGATGGCGATGAGCGTCGGCGCGCGTCCTGATCCGGCGATGTCGAGCGCGGCCTGATAGATCGCCTTGTGCAGCGGCTCGCTGAAGTGCCGGCCTTCGAAAAAGCCCTGCACATAGGTGAGCGCATCCGGATTGAGCAGGATGGCGCCGAGCAGCGCCTGCTCCGCTTCGATCAAACAGGGAAGCGCGTCGTTAGGCGCGAGGGCATGGGCTGTCATGCGGCGCGCGCCTGCGCGCTCTTCTTTTCAGCGTCAGGCTTGCGGAGCCAGCCGAACTGCGCCGTCGTCGCAGGCGGCGCGGTTAGATCCCAGACCAGCCAAACCCAATCGTCGGTCCCCTGCCCCGCCTTTCCGCCGGACAATAGATATTCGCCCGGCGGGCATGACACGCGCGGCGTGATGACCCAGATCCGATGCGGGCAATGGTCGGCGAATAGCCCATTCGCTCGCTGCGCGCCGGCAAGGAACTTGATCGAGGCGAAGACCGCGACCTTGCCTTCAGCGATCTGCAGCGCCTTGCGGATGAAGGCCTCGGTCCCCTTGCCGCGAAAGAACGGCGGGTTGGTGACGATGTTGGCAGCGTGCCAGGAATCGAGAGGAAGATGCGCCGGATTGATCGCATGAGTGAAGTCGAAGACGCCGGCGAAGAAGCGCCGCAAATCGTCTCCCATGCGCTCGCGCAGGTCTGAGCCCGAGACTTGAAGTCCGGCCTCGTGGGCGGCGCGCACAATGTTCCCGCTGCCGCAGGCTGGATCCCAAACCGGGCCGACGAATTTCTCGACGGCAAAAAGCGCTTCGCTCGCGCGCCGCTCCTCGACATAGAAGTCGAGCGCGTCGCGCTTGAAGACATGCGCACGCTTTTCGCGCTTTTCGAGGGGTGCGCTCATCATTGCGTTCCCCTCGCTACGAGCCACGCCAGCGCCCGGTCTTTGACCGCGCCGCCGGGGCAGACATTCAAGAGCGCCTCGACGATCTCAGTGATGTCCGTTCCGTTCGACTCCCGCCGCGCGGCAGCGCGCTCGATGCGCGCGCGAATGGCGCCGATGTGGCGTTCGAACACTTCCTGCTCGCCGCGCGTCAGCCGCACGCGGCCGTGCGCGAGCCCTATGGCCGTCTGCAAGGCGCTGAGTTGCGAGGCGTCGGAAATCGTCTGCGACGCGCGAGCGATCGTTTGCGACGCGCGAGCAATCATTGGCGCGCCTCCGGATGCGCCGCGCCGGGGATCTCGTCGAACATCACGAGCTTCGAAGGCCGCACGCGCGCATAGGTCGCCGCTGCGTAATCCCATATCGCGCAGGCGTCGGCGCGATTGTCGTCGATGCAATCGCGGGGGATATAGCCGAGCGCGCGGGCGCGGTTCAGCACCGCCGCCTTTGTCGCCTTGCGCTCGCCCTTGTTGGCGGCGCCGATGAAATGCTTCCGCACCGTCGAGGCCGCCGGCTTCTCGTGCCGGATGTCCCGCGCCATCGCCTCCGCCACCGCGACGCCGAAGCACATGAGCTGCAGGATCACGGCGTCCGCGCTCTTCTGCGCGACGGGGTTGAGATAGTGCTCGATGCAGATGAGGTCCGGCCGCTCGAGCATCAGCCTGTCCCGCAGAAAGCAGCGCATGTTGAACGCCGCGACGTCCGCTGGCTCGCCCGGGCGCTTCAGGCGCACGGAGCCGGACGCCGGGATTTCCCCCGCGCGCCCGAGCGCGAATCCGCAGTAGGTCGCGATATCAAGCGCGAGTATCAGCATCGCCCCTCGGTCTCGGAACGAAATCCTGGATCATGCCGACGATGGAGCTGTTGAGAGAGAGGCGAACCGATCCGGATTCAGGGCCGCTCCCGATGCGTTTGCTGCCGATGACCGTCTTGCCGGAGTCGAGAAGCTCGACCAGCTCGTCAACCGACGCAGCTTCCATCGTGTCGAAGACAAATTGGAAATGCTTGTCGTTGTTCTTCATGTTGGTCGTGACGTAAAATTTCGCCATCGTTTCCTCACTGGTAGGAGTAAGTCCCGGCCTTTTCGTCGGCGCCGTCGTCTTCCGATTTCTTCGCGCGCCGCCGCGACGGCTTGCTCGACGTCGCGTCGTCGAACTCGCGCTCTTCATCGCTGAGCTGCGAAATGCCGTTCTCCAGCCGCTCGACGTTTTCGGCGACCTGCGCCGCCTCGGCCTCTTCCGCTTCCTTCTGCGTGTCGCGTCGCGCCATATCGTCGAGATCGCCGACATGCTCCTCGAAGAGGTTCAGCTCGCCCGCCATGTCGCGATAGGCGTCGAAGGAGCGCAGCCACGCGTCCCGCTTCTCCGAGTCCATCCGATAGAGCTTCAGGATCGCCTTGAAGGCGCCAGCGTGCAGATTGCCGTTCTCGACGGCATGCTTGATGCGCTCGCCGATCTCGCCGTTTACGCTCGCGACCTTCGTCTTCGCCTGATCGGCCGCCTTGATGAGCGCCCCGAATTGCTTCTTGTTGACGAGCTTTTCTGTTTCCGACATGCCGTCCTCCTCCTAAGACTCCAGAAGATCGAGCGCTGCGCCGATGATCCCGGTCGCGGCGCCGTCCGTGGTGCGGGTCACCGCTTTGCGGATGACGTCAGCTGGCGCGCCATATTGCAGAGCGATCGAAAGACAGACCGCGGCCTTGGCGTCGTCGCCAAGCGGCAGCATTACCTTGGAGGCGCAGTCGATGAAGACTTCGGCGAGCGCGCCGTCCTCGAACCGTCCGACGCCGACGGTATAAGGCGCGCCCCGAAATTCGAACTGGCGCGCCTCATGCGCGCGGCGATTAGGGAGAGCGCGTCGAAGCATCGGTCAGTCGTCCTCGCGCTCCAGAACATCAGCCGCGCGAGCCAACGCAGCGCCAGCGCGGACAAAAGCCGAAGAAATCCTGCTTTTCGCTTCGGTGATTTCTCGTTCATGTCGAAGAAGCCGTTCTTGCTTTTCGTGTTCGGCCAGATAGGCGTCGCGCAGCGCCTCGTAGACGCCGACGAAGATGTCCTTCGGCGGCCGGTAGCGGAGCGCCCAGAGCGTCGAGAACGGCACGCCGTAGCGCGCCTCGAGCCTGCGCATGGCGTTTTCGAGATCGCCGGGGCCGCGCGTCTCGCGCTGAACGAGCCATTTCGCCCACTCTCTCGCCTCGCTCACCGCGCTCGTCATTTGCTCCTCATGCAAAGGCTTTTTGCACATCTGCAAAGCTCCTCATGCCAAAACCCAGGACATGAGGAGCCATCAATCTCCCTCTCCGACGCGCTCTGCTTGGCGGCTCAAGCGCGTCGCCGAATTCGAACGCCAACGCGGGAAGGAACGCGTGACCTTTTGCCTTCCCCGCTGGTGCGGTCGCCGGCTTCAAAGCGCCGGCGCCCGCCTTCTCGATTGGATCCTCGCTTCCATTCGAGTCTCCGCCACGGATTGCGTGACGTGGCGAACCCATGAAACTTGCGCCGCCCTGAAAGGCCCCGACGCCGAAGCGCCGGGGAGTTTCAAGGACTGGGAAAAACACCGCACTCAGCGCTGCGGCGCGCGCTTTCCCGGGAGCACACCCGGAAACTCTTAGTCAGCCGCCTCCAAGCGCGGCGTCGAGCATCAGCACGAGGAAGTAGAGCGCGACGCCGAGCGCTGCGGACGCGACGGCGGCGGCGCCGATGATCGCGAGCGATGCGGGCGTACTGAATGAGCGAACGTCGTCCGGTTCGGTCATGACGCGGCCTCGGTGAGGTCGGTTTGTGTCGGCTGATCGGGCAGGAAGTCGCGCGCCGTAACTGCGCCGTTGGTGATCTCCTCGATGCGAACAAGCTCAGGAAGCCGCGGGTTGCGTTCGCCGTATTTCCATTTGCGAACGGCGCTTGCCGAGATCTCTCCGTCGAACTCTGCCGCGAAGGCTTCGTCAGCGATCTCGTTGAGCTTCAGGTAATCCAGGAGTTTCATGCCGCTCCGTCCGCGCCTCAGCTATATTCCCCAATTTGGGGAACATGGTCAAGCAGAAAGTTCCCCATAATGGGAGACGCAGGCGACAGCGGAGCGCGTCAGTATCCCCTTTATGGGGAATAATCTGAAAGCGCTTCGAAAGGCCGCGAGGATGACGCAGCAGCAGGCGGCCGATGCGATGGGTCTGTCGAAAGGCGGCTACGTCAAAGTTGAAGACGGCGACCGCCGTTTGACTGCCGATTACATCGCCAGAGCCGCCCGCGCATTTGGTGTTCGAGAGGCCGACGTAATCGAAGAGGTTTCAAGAGTTGTCCCTGTGGTCGGCTACGTTGGCGCCGGCGCGGAAGCGTTTTTCGACTTGGGACAAGGCCCGTTCGATGAGGTTGAGGCGCCGGATGGAGCGACTGATGAAACCGTCGCGGTTGAGATTCGGGGAACTTCGCTTGGGGAGCTGTTCGATCGCTGGCTGATTTTTTACGATCAGCGGCGCGAGCCGGTGACGAGTGATCTGATCGGAAAGCTTTGCGTCATCGGGCTCGATGATCAACGCGTCCTCGTTAAGAAGCTCAAGAGAGGCCAGCGCAATGGCAAATACGACCTGATATCAAACACCGAGCCGCCAATTTATGATGCCACTGTGATCTGGGCGGCGCGAGTTAAACAGATGGTTCCGCGATAGGTTTATGGACGGGGCTCGCCGCGGGATGAATCTCTTTAACCCGGCCTTCGGCTTGCATTCGTCGGCACTCAATGGGTTTGCAGATCTCGTGCTTCTCCAGTCGCGATCTACTTGAATGTGCGCCCACTGTCGCTAAAGGTCTGTGCAAACGGGTTGATGCGGTTCAGATAGCAGCAGGACGAGAGCGCCGTATCGATCGCGCAACCAGTTCGTGTACGTGGCAGCAAACGGGCTTGAAAGCTGCGACGCTGCAACTGATAGCCAGCTCTTGTATTCGTCCTCGGGCAGGCACATCGCGGCCATCAGGGCGGCTGGCTTTTCCCATTCGCTCAAGGATCCGAGCTGGGTTTTTTGCGCGCGGAAAAATGCGCGGTCGTTCGCCAGACCACGCAAAAAGAAATGAGAGCGGCGCTCGATTACGCTTCTATTAAAATCATAATAGCGCCAATCGGCAAGTGATACGGGAATTGTGCCATCAACAAAGAGATACAGCAGCCAAGATCGAACATATGCTAGGTCCGAGTAGGGTGGCATAGCAAGTAACTCAATAACTCTCGCTTTCACTTGATCGACGGCAAAGCCATCTTGCTTGGACGCCGCGCTGAGCGCTAGGCAATATTCACGAGGCACATAGTAAAGCAGGTCCGCGTGCCTCTCAAGCAGGCGGACCGCATCAATGCCCGGCAAAAACCGTAACGCCCGAAGGATGGCCTTGAAAACCGATAGGTCAATACGCCTCTTATCACCAATCTCGTCCAGCTTCTGCAATAAGAACTCCGCTGAAATAAAAGGATTTGAGACGATATCTTCGTCTCGTGGCGCATCGTCCTCACCGTAGCTCAATGTAATCAGCGCCTGCATTTTTTCCATTTCAGCATTAGTAAATACATCTTGCAGACGTTCCCTTGAAGAGCGTTCAAGTTCCCTAACGGTAGTCATTTTTGTTTTGGTAACGTTTAGGGACAATCCCTCAGTAACCATTAAGTGTTCAGCCAATTGGCATAAAATCGAATGCGCCTCCATTCCGGAAGGCACCGCAATTCGAAAATCGTCAACGAACCGGGTGAATCTAACACCCATGTTCTTCAAGAGCATGTCCGTGTCGTTCAGTAGGCATTCTGCTAGTAATCGCGAAGCGGTGCTCCCGACAGGCAAGCCGTACGACTGCCTTGCGCGGGTCGTCTTGATTATTTTCTTTACCAGGGCCGACGGCCCCTTGGGGCACCCAGCATCTTGCAATACATTTTCGATCCTATGGAAGTATATACGTTGATAAAAGTCCGAGATATCTGTGATAATGGCCGGACGATCTTCAGCAAAAGGATTCTCTGGACCGCCGAACTCCGAGAGATAGGCCAGCCACTGGTGATAGCCACGAGCCGGCTCAAATATCCTTGGAGACTCGCCTTCGGAGAAGCGGTACGCAAACGCCTCATTGTCATCCTTGGGTAACCGAACCGATTCGAGGTAAGGAGCGCAATCCAGAAGCGCGGCAAGATAGATCACGTTATCGGATGCAGAAAGCTGGTGAGCGATCCTGAACCCCAGCCACGATTTGGGCGTCAGTGTTTCGAGAGTCCCTCCGGGTGTGTAATGCCTCAGGTTTAAGTTTTCGCAGTCTTTGGCGGTAGTTTTGGGGCGCTCGAGGAAACAGCGCATCTCCGGCAATCGTGGGAAGAGATCTGTATCTCCAAATGATCCAAGGTGATCTATAGCGCGCCGAACGCTTGCCTCCGAAATCATGAATCAGTCCTCATTTGCAGGCGGATCCAAGGGTGAGAAGTAAACACCTTTTACCGTAGTCTTACGGCCCGATGGCTCCGGCAACATCCTGCTACTCGTGCATCCTATCCGAGCTTAACTGGACAGGACCGATTACCCATTATGGGGTTGCATAATTCCCCAAAATGGGGAATAATCCTCCAATCCGGATCATTCCGGAAGGAGGGATGGATGTCCGACCAGCCGCTTTCAGCCCTCGAGCGCGCGATGGAGCGCATCGCCAAGGAGTGCCACGCCGCCGCGCTGATGGCGTTTGATGCGGCCGCGCAGCGCCTCGTCGATAGCAACTGGCTCTATCGCGACACCGCCTCCCGCGCGCTCAATATCGACTTCGGCGACGTCTTCAAAATGAACGACGCCGACATTCGCGCCCGCGCCGAGGAGCGCGCCGCGAGCGAACGCAAGCGCATCAATCACTATTCCCACAACCGACCCCGTTATCTCGCCTGCCTCGAACTCGCGGAAGCAGCAAAGCGTCGAATGGAGAAGCGCGCCGCGCCGGCCGAGGAGATCGCGGCGTGAGAAACAACTCGCTCTCCTGCTTCCACATCTACGGAGCGCCCGAGCTTCGCTTCAGCGGAACGAAATTCACTGTTCATGACAGCGCGGATGGCGAAAAGACGCTCGACGACGCCGACTTCCACATCGAGCCCGAGTTCGCCGAGCGCGCGGAGCGAGCCTGCGAAGCCTTCAACGCGATCATGCGCGAGGGCGTCATTGCGCCCGTCGTGGAGAAGGCGGCATGACGATCGCAACCTTTCCGCAAACCTCCCTTGGTTCCGCCGCCGCGGCCGTCGTGGAACAGCTTTCACCGCCGCAGGGCGTCTCGCGGGTTCCCTGTCCCGATGACGCGACGTGGCGCGCGCTGCGCTCGAAAGACATTACGGCGAGCGTCGCCGCCGCGCTCCTCAACGCCCATGCATGGGAGACGCCCTTCGGGCTCTTCGCGGCGAAGTCCGGAATGATCGAGGCTGATTCCGAAGAGACGGCGCCGATGAAGCGCGGGCGCCTGCTCGAGCCCGTCGCAATCGAACTCCTGCGCGAGGACCAGCCCGACTGGACCGTGATCCACAACGCCGGTCAGAACCGCGTCTACTACCGCGACCCGCAGGCGCGCATCGGCGCGACGCCCGACGCGCTTGTGACCGATCCGACGCGCGGGCTCGGCGCGGTGCAGATCAAGAGCGTGGAGGCGAGCGTCTTCCGCCGCAAATGGATGGTCGACAACACGGGCGACGGGCCGGAGCCGCCGGTCTGGATCGCCGTGCAGGCGATCATCGAGGCGACGCTCATCGGCGCGCAGTGGGCGGCGGTCGCGCCGCTCGTCGTCGGGCATGGCGTTGACATGCCGCTGATCGAGGTTCCGCTCCACGCCGGCGTCATGACGCGCGTTCGCGCTGCGGTGAAAGACTTCTGGCGGCGCGTCGCCGAGAACGATCCCTATCCGCCGGACTTCGCGCGCGACGGCGCGTTGATCGCGAATCTCTTCGCCGACGACGACGGCGGCGAGATCGACCTCTCCGGCAATGCGCGCATCGTCGAGATCATGTGCGCCCGCGACGAATTGAAGAAGCGGGAGGCCGACGGCGCCGACGCGGCGAAGCAGCGCAAGGTCTACGACGCCGAGATCATCCATCTGCTCGGCAATGCGGCGCGCGGCCGGCTGGCCGACGGACGCCTGATCGAGGCGAAGACGATCCGTCGCGCCGGCTACACGGTCCAGCCGAGCCAGTACCGCGCCGTCAAAGTGAAGGAAGCGAGAGCATGAACGCCCTCGCTCAGAAAGACGCCGTCGAGCAATTCAAGGCTCAGATCGCCAATCGCGAGAGTGACTTCAAAATGGCGCTGCCGGCGCACATTCCCGTCGAGCGCTTCGTCCGCGTCGTCATGACCGCGGTGATCGGCAATCGCGACCTTCTGCAGGCCGACAGAATCTCGCTGTTCGAATCGGCGATGAAGGCGGCCCAGGACGGCTTGCTGCCCGACGGTCGCGAAGGCGCGCTCGTCATCTACAACACGAAGATCAAGGAACGAGGCGAGGAACGCTGGATCAAAAAGGTTCAGTGGATGCCGATGATCGCCGGAATTCTCAAGAAGGTCCGCAACAGCGGCGAGCTTTCGACGATCGTCGCGCGCGTCGTTTATGCAGGCGATAAGTTCCGCAACTGGATCGACGATAACGGCGAGCACATCGAATACGAGGCCGGCGAGGAACAGGACCGAAATATCGTCCGCCGCGTCTTCGCAATGGCGAAACTCAAAGACGGTTCGATCGAGGTCGAGCCGCTCTCGCCTGACGACATCGAGAAGATCAGAAGCGCCAGCAAATCCAAAGATAAAGGACCCTGGGTCGACTGGTGGGAGGAGATGGCGAAGAAGAGCGCCCTTCGCCGCCTCGCCAAGCGCCTGCCGATTTCGACCGATCTCGATGACCTGATTCGTCGCGATGACGCCCTATATGACTTCGACGGCGCGCGCGGGCAGGCGCAGGAAGAGACCTCGCGCCCAAAGACGCTCGCCGGCCGCCTTGACGCATTGGCGGGCGTCGATCCCGAGACGGGCGAGGTGATTGGACACGACGCCGGCGTAGCGCCGGCGCAAGAGACTGACGCGGGCCAACCGAAGCAGCCCGCGCCTCAGGAGGCCGCAGCGGAGGCAGCCGGCGGAAAACGGCCCCCCGACATGCACGCCAGCGGCGCCGCTGCGGCCGCTCCTGAAGAGGGCTCCCGCGTAGCCGACGATGATCGCTCGCGCGTCGCAGACGATGATCCCTTTGCCGGAAAGTCGAGCGCCTGGCGCGAAGGATGGACCGCCGCCGAGAAGGGCACGCCCAAGGACCGGCCGCCTGCGCACATCGCCGAAGATGACGAGCTTGCGGACTTTCGCGAGGGCTTCGAGGCGTGGTGGGCGCAGCACGAAGGAGCCGGCAGGAAGCGGGGGCGGGCGTGACGCAGGCCTACCCGCTTCAATGGCCGCAAGCCCGCGCGCGCCGGCCGGCGTCGGCGCGTAAGCAGACGCGGTTCAATCGCAAGGAGCGACAATATTCGTCGTCCAATCCAAATTGCTCATGGATGGCGACGAGCGACATCACCGTCGCCGAGGCGCGTCGCCGATTGCAGGAAGAGCTCGATCGCATAGGCGCAAGATTTCCGGTCATCAGCTCGAACCTTGAAACCCGCCTCGACGGGATGCCGCGATCCGGACAGCGAGAGCCCGCCGACCCCGGAGTCGCCGTCTATTTCGAGCTTGGCGGAAGCCCGCATTGCCTCCCGTGCGATACCTACACGACCGTCGCCGGCAACATCGCCGCGATTGCTGCGCACATTGAGGCGACGCGCGCGATCGAGCGCCACGGCGTCGCGAGCGTGCGCGAGATGTTTTCAGGCTTTGCCGCCCTGCCGGCTCCGAAGTCCTGGTGGGAGATTCTCGGCGTTCGACAGAACGCCACGCGATCAGAAATCGAGTCCGCGTTTCGCTTGGCGGCGCGCAGGGCCCATCCTGACAGCGGCGGCTCGAACGCCGCAATGGCCGAGCTGAACGAAGCGCGCGCCGCGGCGCGGCGCGGGATCGAGGGCCGTTAGGATGAAGAAATTCCGCCCCTCCAACGGCTCTGAAGGATTGGCGTTCATGGAGCGGTTCTGCGACCGCTGCAGGCGCGACGACGCGTTCCAAAGAGACCCGCAGAACAATGACGGGTGCGAGATCGTAGCGAACACGATGGCTCTGACCATCGACGACGAACGATATCCTTCCGAGTGGACATTCGACGCAGATGGACGCCCGGTCTGCACGGCGTTTGAACCCATCGTCGAGTCGCCTAGATGAAAGCTCTCCTTCGCCTCTCCGAACTCGCCTGCACGATCGGTCGGGCGATCACGCGCGCCGGAGACGCCCTTTACAACATTGCGACCGGAACGCGCTTTAGTCGCACGGAATGGGATCACGCCAATCCGGTCTGGTCGCCGCAGTTCTACGAGGCGTTCGGCGAGCAGGAATACGGCAAATTGATCGCCGCGCTCTCCAGCGTCCGGTCGCCAGAATTTTTCCGCGCCTACGGCGAGCGAGAGTGGCATCGCCTGCATCCGAGGAAGACGCGGACGTGACTTCCAGGCTCTCCTCCCCACTCTCCGAGGTCATCTCGTGACCAGCGCCTGTGATCACTGGGGCGCGTTTGGGAGCGCCCCCTGCCCCACCGCGCCATTACGACTCGCCGATGCCGTGAGAATGGCCTTCCCTGCCGGCGGCATGACTGTCGCCGGGTTGCGGAGGGAGGCGGCCCGTGGCCGTCTTGTCATCGAGCGCGTGGCGGGCAAGGATTTCGTCACCCTGGCGGCGATCGAGGAAATGAGGAAGCTATGTCGCGTCCCAGCAAAGGCGCACGCTTGTGGCTCCGGCCCGCACGCAAGACCGGCGAGCGTCTCCGGCCCGCCGTCTGGCTCATCCGAGACGGAACGCATGAAGAGAGCACAGGCTGCGGCGCTGGCGACCGCCGCGGCGCTGAAGAAGCGCTCGGCCGCTACATCGCAGCCAAATACACTCCCGAGCGAACCGGGAGTCGTGTTCCCTCTCAAATCCCAATCGCAGACGTCCTCAGCATCTATCTCGCCGACATCGCACCCAACCACTCCCGGCCAAAGGAGACGGCGCAACGCGTAACCGAACTGCTCGGGATCTTCGGCGACAAGCCGCTCTCCGCAATCAACGGCGCGCTGTGCCGCGCATATGCATCGGCCCGAGGCCATCAGGCCGCCGCACGACGCGAGCTCGAGGATCTGCGCGCAGCGATCAACCACCACCGTCGCGAGGGACTCTGCTCCGAAGTTGTCGAGGTGGTGTTGCCTGAGAAGCCGCGGCCACGCGAGCGCTGGCTAACGCGTCCGGAGGCCGCAAGACTGTTGTGGGCGGCGTGGCGCGCTCGGCAGAAGGACGCCAACAGCGACGGAGAGACCGTCAGGGCTACGCGCAAACACATCGCGCGCTTCATTCTTGTTGGGCTCTACACTGGCACACGCGCCGGCGCGATCTGCGGCGCCTCGCTCGATCGACTGTCTGGTCGCGGCTACATCGATCTCAATGCTGGCGTTTTCTATCGGCGCGCCGTTGGCGCCCGAGAGACGAAGAAACGACAGCCGCCCGTCCGCCTCCCTGCCCGCTTACTGGCACACATGCGCCGATGGGTCCGCGTTGGACTGTGCGAAACCGCTGTCGTCGAGTGGGGTGGGAAGCCCGTCGGCCGCGTCAACAAGGCATTTGCCCGATCGGCAGCCGACGCTAGGCTTGAGGGCGTTTCGCCGCACACGCTTCGGCACACAGCAGCGACATGGCTCATGCAGAATCGTTGCGACCTGTGGGAGGCTGCGGGTTATCTTGGGATGACGGTCGAGATGCTGGAGACCAATTACGGGCATCACCATCCCGACCACCAGAAAGGCGCTGTCGAGGCGATTGGGCGGCGGGCACACTAATCAACACTTCTGCTAAGCGGCCCGCTGCCAAATAAGCGGTTTAGTTAGTTCAAAAGGCTGGAGTGAACCGTTCTTTTAGCAAGATTTCTCTCACTTGAGTATCGTTCTCGAGGCGCACATTTATCGGGGCAGAACGCGTGATGATCGTTCCTAGCGGCGTGCCAGCCTGATTGTCGTCGATGCAAGCTATACTGTTTTCGAGCTTCCACCACATCTCTGGCGTCGTCGTGCAGCCAAATAGCCCAGCCGCTGTTGCCATAAAGCTCGCAGATTGCCGAGACGGCGCGACCGTCAATTTACTGCAGTCGTTCTCACGACAAAATCGCTCTTCAGAGATCGCACTTGCTCCAAAGGTCATATTTTCAAGAAGCCTATTGGCTTCGCGTAAATCACTTTGAGTGGACAAATCAATCAGCTTGTAGACCGCAGGACTTGCCGCCGGCTTCACAACATTCTCAAGCCATCGTTTGTGTATGCCCTGTTGCAAATTAGGCCATATATATTCAGAGCTACCGGGATCCTCTGCTATGATTTTCGCCTTCACATAATAAATCCAAAAGCCACGCATCATGTTCAGCTTTGCTGATGAATCTGAGAATTCAGTGTTTTCCAAGAACCCTTCGTAATCCTCAAAAGCTAGGACGATTTTTGAGGCCATAGCTTTGATGCGTCGGTAGATCAAGTCGTTGAGGCCGGGCTGCCCCTCTTGTAGCAAAGCTTTGAGTCGAACAATTTCAGAATAACCGCTGATGACCGCACGATAAGCTTGCACAGAGCGCCAGTTAATAATTGCGTGATCGTAAAAAGCACTTTTTTTTGCGAGAACGTCTAGCATTGTTTTGGTATTATCAACGATATCTCGCAACTCGGCTACTCGATAGCGTCGCTGAATCTGTCCCACCTCTCCCTTTTCGACGGATTCGTTTGTAAATACCTGATCTGCCGTCAGCCCCTTTTCAACGAGTAGCGCTGAAACTACCTCATCAGGGAGCGGATTAACTAAGTAAGACCTGAGATAATACTCGGCGAAAGGCAACAGCACCACCATCTCGTCAGCATTCTTTGCCTGGTATGCGGCAAGGGTCGACGCCAATGCGCAAGACGCCATATATTCGGAAAAGCGATCTGCTCCCCTCTGCCATGCTATGAAGCCAAGCAGAATATCCAGGTCGAGATCCCTCTTGCCGGTTGCCGTGATGAAGTTTGACTGCGCGGATGAGAGCCGACCCAGCACATCAGATACTTCACCACTTCGATAAAGGGCCGGCCGTGAGAAAATGTCCCTAATTAGCCGTATCTTAGCGTCGCGGGCCGTTGCTTGGAGATCGGAGGGATCGAAAACATGAAGCTGATTGGCGTAGAATACTGCGTCATCAAACCGGATATTATTGAAGTTCTCAGTATAACTTTGGGTATAATCATCGACCACTCTCTGTCGAGCCTGATTTTGATTCCACCAAACATATGCATTGGCCAACGCTACGAAGGTTACCAACAGCACGATTCCAATGCCTGTTGAGTAGGCAATCGATCTTAGGGGCCTCCGATAAAGCACTATCTGTTGATAGCCGCGCCATGTCAGAGCTCCAAGACCCACCAAAGTCACGAAAAAGACGATCGTGTTGGCGAGCGTTTCGGAAAGATCGCCAATTTGCCGCTGCAGTTGCGATTCGAGGCTGCCGCGTTGTTCGCTGAGCTTTTGATCCGCTATCTGCATATTTGTCTTGAGCGTGCGGTCAAGCTCCGAAACGGTGCTCATGGAAATTTCCCGAAGCTCAACAGCCAGTTTCGCCCGCTGCTCGTCGGCCAGCTTTTGAAGATCGCTGAGAAAAGCCTTTCTTTGATTGGTTAACGTACCGTCCAGCAACCCCATGGCTCGATCCACCGATTTGTCGGCGGAGGTTTTAAAATTGTCGACCGACGGACCAAGGAATAGGCTGTTGATGCTGTCGCCAATAAAGTTCATATTCACTATGCCACGGCTGCCGCCGCAAGCAACAGCGCAGGGCAGCTTAAGGCCGCCGATGCGGAGATTGCCTATAAAGGCCCATGTGAGAGTGGCGTGTGAGATAATGGCGATGAGGCTCAGACAAACGCGAAGACCTGACCTATTCTGACGGTCCGCCGAGCTTCGCGGTGTATTCTTGAAAGCAGCTAACATATTTCTGGCGCGTTGACTGGCAGGAAATGAAAATGAAAGTAGCTCATCTTTCGACGGTAACAAGTCGCTTTAGGATCGGCATTGCCGCTTGCTTAACCCTTTCGGGTTGCGACCTCTTCAGTTCCCCGAACAATAAGGCAGCGGAACGCAATGTCAACGAACCGTGGGTCGTTTGTGCCCCAACCGGAATGAGTCCGCAGGCGTGCGCCGTAATTGACTTGTCGTCAGGAGCTACGTGCAAGCTGGCCACGAAGAGCCGACATCTTACCAAAGCCAAAGCCTGCGAAGCCGCACGCGATTACGATGAGTGCAATACTCAACCAAATATTTGGGGTTGCTGATCGCTTAAAATGGAGCATGGCGGACACGTAATCGAGTGACGCGCCATGCAATTTAAACCGGTATGACGTCTCCCTCAGAGCCCTGAAAAAGCCATTGCAATATCAGCATCGGTAAATTTTAAAAAGTTGCCGGCGGAATGAGGGGGAACGGTTTGCTTAGGCCAGAAGCGGCCACTAATTGGCCACTGTTTGCGCGGAACTGAAGGCGAACATTCAGCGGCCAATGCGATCAGAAATCATTGAATTTGCATGCTATTGAAATCGCGGACCTCGTTCGGGACGAGGGGGTCGGAGGTTCGAATCCTCTCACTCCGACCATTCTCAAAAACTCAGGATGCGTTGACGCTCCGGCGGCCACTGGAACGCGCGCTATTCAGCGCGCATCCTGGCGAAACCTCCTGGCCAAGCACCTGAACGCGCACTGATTCCTTCAGCCTCGACGAAGCGCGCCAAGAATGCGAGGCTTGCATAGGGCGATAATGGCGTGCGCCCGCATAGCTCGTGCGGCCATAAAACGCCGAGAGCTTCAGCGGATGCAGTCGGTATTTCCCGGCACAGGCCGACCAACTGGGAGAGGCCCTCCATTACCAAACATTCCAAATGACCCGCCCAGCGGCGCGGACGTAGTAACTGGTAAATCACGATTATTTACGAACAAATGCTCGAATCGATCAAGTCACTTTCATCGTGAACTTCTGGAGAGTATTATGACCCCTACCACTTGCAGCACATCTCAACCGCTATCCTTTGGAGATTCTTCTCAGCAAACCTTCAAGGTTTGCACGTTCCTTGTGAACATGCTCAGTAACATGTATGAACAATGGCTCAATGCCGGCTCGCCGCGAGACTTTGATTGGCAGCCGGCTAACGCTTGCCCGATCACCAAAGATTTCAAAGTAGAGGACTACGCCTTTGGTCAGCTGATTTGGAGCACGTTCACTTTAGAGTTTAAAAAGACAGTCACTGAACCTTTCGGATGCCTCGTTAAATCCAAGACCGACGGCAGTCTTTATCTCGTTTTCCGGGGCAGCAAAAGCCTTGCGGACTTCGAAGTAGATATTGAATTCAAACCGGTAGCGTATAGCGCGCCGACGCCCAATCCCCCTCCCGGCATTCTCGTCGCAAGAGGCTGGTACGCAGTTTACACCGGGCTTGTGGAGGCGCTGGACGCCCAGCTCAAAACAATCGGCAGCAAACCTCTTACCATCACTGGCCACAGTCTCGGCTCGGCGCTTGCCACGCTTGCTGTGCCATTGGCGGCTTCTCACAATATTGCGGCCTTGCACTATAATTCCGCAAGCCCAATGGTGGGGCTAAAACCCTTCCACGATTACTACGAAAACTTAAAGGTTCAAACATTCCGTCTTGTGAACACCGCCGACACCGTACCGAATCTTCCGCCAAAACGTAGCGGTGACTATCAACACGTCGGCATTGAGGTCCCCTTCAACGCGGACTATGGCGCTGAGAAGAAAACACACCATCCGTGTTGCAGCTACGCCTATGCAATCTACAATCCGGATGCGCCCTGCAATAAAGACTTTGACGCCTGCGCCCCGACGCTCGGGCAGTCTCACGAATAGACTGAATACGTGGATGACCTCGCCCTGACCCAATCGGCGGCGTCCGACTGGGTCGCAGCCCGCGTCATCGCCCATCGGCGCTGAAGAAGAGAAAAGCCCAGCCGCGAGGGCTGGGCTTTCCTGGATCCGTCGGGCTTGAATGATCGATCAGTATTTCGCCAACACCGGCGCCGAAGAGCCGAAATTGAGGTGGTAATTCACGCCAAAGCGGATCGTGTGGAAGCGGGTACGGTTGTTGACGTTGTTCAAATTGAGGCCGAAATTGAAGCCGTTGTTGTTGTTGCCGCTGAGCTGCGTATAGAGATACTCGGCCTTGACCGACCAGTTCGGCAGCGCCACGAACATATACTCGGCGCCGCCGCCGGCGGTCCAGCCCGTCTGCACCGTGCTGTTCTGGTTCAACCAGCCGTTGCGTTTAACTTCGCCATAAGCGAAGCCGCCTGTGCCATAGACCAGCAGTTGCGGGCTCAGCAGGTTGACGCCGACGCGGCCACGCACGGTGCCGAACCAGTTCAGAGTCGCGGTGGTCACCGGAGGGACGCCAAAGAGCCAGGCGTAGCTGTTGCCGCCGGCGCCGGAGCCGATGCTGGTTCCCTGGAAATCGGTCTCGACGCCGACGACGAACATCGGCGTGATCTGGTAATTGTAGCCAATCTGACCGCCGCCGACGACGCCCGCCCGGCTGCCGCCGTGATTGTTTACGCCCCACCCCCAAGCGTTGGATGAATTTTGGGCGTAAAAGCCGACGCCGAAGTTGAGACCGGCATAAAAGCCCGTCCAGGTCATGATCGGCGGCGGCGGTGGTGGCGGCGGCGCCTTGTAGGACGGAAGGTCCGCGGCCATGGCCGAACCAGCCGTCAGCGCGAGGACAAAAGCGGCAAAAGTTGCCTTCTTCATTATAGCTTCTCCTAAAGCTTAAAACGGCTTGGGCCGAATCCCCGCACCAAAGGCGGCTTCCAGGTAAAAAAAGCGACCAGCCCTGCACAGTCAAAGCAATTTAGAAGCTATTCGGCCCTCCGGGCACGCTTTCCACCCGACTGTGGCAGCGGCGCCACAACGATGAAGCGGGTTTCCATCGAAAAAAATCTCTCAACCTTTTCGGAACCTTAGGGCCGCAGAGAAATTCGCCTATGTTCCGAGGGTGGGTCAGATCGGCGTTTATCAAACTCGCCGTGGCCGGCTGACGCGCTGAGCGCCCCGCCACGACTACCGCCCTCAGTGTCCGTCATTGGAAAAGTGCTGATAGTCGACGCTTCTCTTCCAATGTCCGCCCCAGCGCCAGCCTCGTCGCGCGAAGGACCTGGTGACGACGTCGCCGTCAACGATGATCCCGACAACATCTCTCCTGCGCTCGGAGGGCTCGTCGTAAGCGCGCCCGGCTTCAGGTTCGGTGAGGTTTCCTTCCCGGTAGGGATTTTGAACGGGATTGATGTCCACGGCCATGCCATAGGCGTGTCGCGACATCGCGCCGCGATCGGTGGTTCGGCAGTTGAAGGCGCTCGTATTATTCGCCGCCATCGATCGCGCGTCGTCGCCGTCGAATTCATCGATCAGCGACATTCGATAGATTCGAAATTTCCCGCTGTCGAAAATGTCCTGAAAGGCGGCTGCGACTGCGTTTGCGACGCTCTTTGCGACAATCAAAGAGCCGGTCTGAGGGTTGCCGTCGAAATCCCGGTAAGGAACCCTCAACAGAACAAGTTCGTCGCGTCCCGGACATCGAAGCTCCGCCCGCCACGATCTTCCCTGCATATAGGCCCATAGGGCATCCGGAATTGGTTCAGCCGCCACCTTGGCGACGCGCGCATTTGCTTCTGCGCCAGCGAGAAGCAAAAACAGAAGCGTAACCGCTCCGAATCGTGAGCAGTGAATCGTCAAAATCAT